TGCTGATTAATCCAATAAGCAAAAAGTCCTGATATATTTTCATTCCCAAGAACTTCTTTACTTATTTCTTTTGCTTGTTGCTGTTGTTCAGCCGTTAAACTTATGGTTACTTTTTTAGTCTTCATAAATTTTGTTTTACATTTTGCACACATATAATAATTATCAATTTTATACATCATGCTTATCGGGTGTTCACACTTCATAAAAACCTGTATTTGTTATTACTTTTAATGCTCCTGCTTTTTTTAACTTGCTTCTATTTGCTTTTGCATATTCAGCAACTTTTTCAGGGTTTGCATTAGTATAGACAACTTCGTATTTATTAGCGTAAATTGCTACTACTTGTTTTTGTGTTTTTATCTTTTTCATATTCGTTTATTTTAATTATTACTCAACAAAGATAGTTATTTATTTTGTATTTACAAATTATTTACCGTTTATTTTTCAATTATTTTTTTAGTTAGTTGAATATCAATATAATACAGTTGCTAACACGGTATAAACCACATTAAAACGATGGTTTATACCCATCCGTTAGCAACAAGCGGAAGAAAGTTCCTGCTTCAATTTGCCAACCTTACGCACGGCATTTTTTTCATTTAATGCCCATATTTTAATTCCATCAATATTAAATTCTTTAAGTCCTTGTTGTTTCTTGCGTTCTAATGCCTTTTGCTTACGCACACGCTCTATTTCTGCAAGTTCTTCGGGAGTTAATTCTTCTCGGTAATTATGTCCACCAAACGAATCAGGCATCATTGCCCCCATCGCTGCAAACATCATCATTAATTGAGCCATTTTTTTCATAATTAAATTTTGTTAAACCGCCAGTTGCTAACAAGCGGTCATAGTTAATAAAGCCAATTAAAGTTCGTGTTTCATAGCAAGCGGTGTGGATGGCTTTACTAACCATACCGCCGGCCGTTAGTTTTATGCACAAATGCTACGTTTGCATTCCATAAGGAAGATTCCCCATTGATTCGCCATAGCTTGTTTCCCTATTCTTACAGCCCACTCTTGAAATTCATCTAAACTCATATCGCTTTTTGCATAATTACATATTTTACAACACGAAACAGAGTTTTCTTTAGTGTAATTTTTTGAGTTATCTATTCTGTCTATACCTGAATAAATAAAACCATCACCTATACTGTTCTTGGTTTTCTTAATATTATTAGGCTTAGAATCACAATAAAAACAATTCATCTTAACCAATTTCTCAACGTCTTTTCTTGTTAACTGCCATTTAAAACCACGTCTTTCAGCGTGTCTTTTGTATCCTAAAATTATAGCCGTTATTTCAGAATGATTTTTTGATATTCGTTTTGACTTTTTTATTTCCTTACTCAAACAACCGCAACTTTTAGTGTTACCGCTTGTCATAGCCGAACCCATAACAACCTTTTCCTTTCCACAGTCGCATTTTACCCTATACCATTTTCTCCATCTTTTATCTGATTTAGAAAATTCTAAAACTGTTAAGCGATTGAACTTATCCCCAGGTCGCAATTCAGGTTTATTATTTTTTGGCATTGTTAATAATATTAGTTATACATATTCAGCAAATATACGGTTTTTCTCTAAAATATGCAACTTATCCCATTCATCTAATGAATATCCACTTTCCATAAAAGCGGTAAATTGAACTGCAAGGGCTTGTGCAATGCCCGTAAAAGATTTGCTTCTTTCATTTGAATTATCCCAAGCCTTCCTAATAGGTAATTTGCTTTTCCTCCTTGTTCCATCTTTTAGCAACCCTCCCCTTGTGCTGTTGCTCGTATAATGCCATTTTGGTTCTACAATTTTTGTTGGCAATAAATCCGGCAAGTTTTTTAACCACAAGCACATTCTTTTTTTGAAAGGGTCGCCAAACTGAAAAGGGTTAATTATTTGATTGGGTTTTCTCCAGTTTGTGTTTAAAAAACCGGTTGGATTTTCAATTGATATGTGTCCACATTTGTTATTCCATATTTTCATCACAAAATCAACTGCCTGTTGTTGCCTGCCGTCAGCTTGTTTCTGTTTCCAGCTTGGAGCACCCGCCCCAGATAAATGAGTGCAAGGAGGAAAAGCAATTATTGCATGCCAATCATCGTTTATGATGTCAAATAAATCCCCTTGATAATGTGGTAATCCTTTCGCTCCCGGAAGCAAATCACAGCTCATAGTATCAAAACCGGCATTTATAAATTGCTCAGTTACTATTTGACTTTCCTCACAAGCTATTAGTATTTTCATTCTATTCAAGTTTTGTAGTTAACGTTTCATTTTTATTAACAATTACTCAATTATATATAAAAATTTGATCAAATTATGTTTAATCTGATAGGGTTAAACGCTAACCCACTATTGACTATCTGTGAAACAACAGAATCGCCAAATGCTTTTCTGGCAATACCTATGCTGCCATTTACATCTGCGTTTAATAATTTACCTATGGAACTTTGAAACAATCCACGAAACTTTCTTTTCCCTAAATACCTTTTTTGATGCTGCATTGACTCATACGCCAAGTGGTCAACCTTTGATGTATGGTTTTCTTCCGGTAGCAGCACTCTGATACCTACGAGTTCTGCCTTGTAAGATATTTTATCAATAAGTCTCAAGTGTGGAAGGCATACAAACTTTTGGTTATTTGATTTACCTATGTTTATTGAATCTTTCCATCCCTTGTTATGACCAATTACAATTGTCCCTATGTTGTTTTCAACAGCATAATCAACAATAAACCTACTTATTTTATGAAGTTTATCCTCTATGAAATTGTTGCGATAGTGTGTCAGTTGTTTTATCCTGTTGGACGTTCCACGATCACCAACATAAGACATTAGCTTTGCTTTGGTCTTATTGAACATTTGATTTACGGACTTCAAAACCTTACCGTTTATAATGAAAGAAGGCAATCCTACATTATTTACCTGCGTAGCGAAGTTATTCAGTCCTAAATCTATGGACAAGAATTTTGATGTGTCTAAATTTTCATTTATGATAGGTTGTTTATTATAAACTACTTCAATTACAAAGCAGGTGGCCTGTGGCACTATACGCACTGAACAAACATTATCTACTTTAGTCTTTAATGGTTCAATAGTTCCTTTCGGAAAATATATGAATCCATCTTTCAGTCTTATCTGTTGCCCTGTGAAAATAATTAATGATAGTTGCTTTTTATACTTTGGCAACTTTGGTCTGCCTAAGAATTTAGCAGGATTCTTTACCCACTCTTTTCTTGCTTTGTACCATGACTTATAATTCTGAAACAGTTTCTTTATTATCTGCTGCGATGTTTGAGCAGGTAATGATCTGTAATTTTCTTCATTGAATTCTGCAAATAAACCAGAAAGCTCATATTCGCTGAAATGTTGTATCTTTCCAAATGTAGCCTGACGTAAATAGTACAAAGACTGATTATACAGGTTCTTTGCCTTAACGCAAATATCCTCTATCTGCTTGTCATTTATTACTATATGTCGCTCAACTAACTGCATTATTCTGAAATAACCTGTTTGATTGCTTTGTCTTTTCGCTTACTGTATAATTTCATAGAATAACAATGAAGCAAAGAAACTATTTCTTCAAATATTTCCTCGCTGTCTAATTTTGCGCTCCCAACCTCAGAAATAACAATGATTTTTGCACCAAATTTATTAATAAGTTTTCCATTGTTTTAAATTTTAACAAGTTATAGCAAGAAATCCCATCGCCTCTGGCGTGGGTGGGTAGTTCACTTTCTTAGCATAGTCGCAATCTGTTTCATAGAGGTTGCATAAATGTTTGTGTTTATAATTAGCACAATCAAAAGGTCGAATCGTACAACCTATTTTAGTCCTTTTCGCTTCATTTAAGTCCATTTTTTTCATCCGTAATGGGTAGTTTACTCCTCTTGGTAATTAACATTCTTTGACTGCCTCATAACACCCCTTATTCTCATTGCGTCCTTTAATAATTCAGGGTCAGGGTCAGACCAATGTCCGCACTCGCCATTATTGCAAATAAATCTATCCCGATAGTACATTCCCCTTCTCATTGAACACCCGCATTTTGGACAAAATCTAATATATTTCATGCTCTTTCCCTCTCTTTTGCTTCCGGGTCTTATTCTTCATCTGCCCGTTTTTATGATTTCTTTTTAAAACATTTTTAATAACATGAATCTCAAAGTTATCAAAAATATCCGTTTCTTCCTCAAAATAATTACTGTGTTTTTTCATTGTTATCTATTTTTGTGAACCACCCCTTGCCTAAAAACGAAAGTAAGTCTCATCATAATTTTCACATTTTTACTATATATAGTTTAATACTATATATAGTAAACTTACTTTTTACCTTCCTTTTTCTTTTTAATTAAATCTAACATATCTGCCTTTATTGAATCAGCTAAATCATTTATTTCCTTAATATCCTGTATGTTTTCTTCTCTCAAAGCAAGCCTTTCTTTCTTCTTTACATTTTCTTCATTTACTTTTTTTATTTCATCCCAATTATAAATCATCTTAGTTATTGAGGGAATCAAGTCAGTCTCAACATCTTTCTCCGGCTTCTGCATCCCGGAAAACATCGCATAATAACTTTTATTAAGTTGAGTTAATAATTCAAGTGAATTTAACCCTAACCTGGCAGAAACCTTTGCCACAACAATATTCATTAAGGATAAATCTTGAAATAACTCCTGGTGGATATGAACCTGAATACTCTCCTTTACTTCCATACTTAAACTACCATATATTCGGTAATCCTTTCGTTCAGGGGCATTTAACCCCAATATCTTTGACCTCTCAGATATACACCATTGAACACCCTTTAAATATTCCGGGTTTCCACTTTGTATCACCTCCTCAGTAATAAATTCCTTCTGATACTTATCAACCTTCTCTTTAGTCTTCTCTAATAACTTTAGTTTCACAGAAGACGGCTTTTCAATAAACCTCTGTTTCTTCCTTTGATGATCTGTCCTTGATTTCTCCCATGCATCCCAATATTCAACTTCAAGTACATCTATTTTAGCAAGCTGTTTAGAAATAGCTTCTCCGGTGTGAATCATTACCTGTTCATTCCACTGTTTTCTTAACGCCTTTAAATCAAGACTTATTTGCTGTTGTGTAACCCCCACAACCTTACATATCTCTGACTGAGGGTTTCCCTTTAAATATAGTTCAGATACTAATAAAAGCCTTTCTTCAACTATGGCTTTTTTCTTAGGCATTTTTTCACAAGTTTTTTAATACAAACAACAATGAAAACTTAGTTATTTTTATAAATTACTTATCCTCAATAATTTAACTTATGTTATGATTCTTTAAGTTTCGGAATTATGGATTAATTGGTATTTGCTATTTTCATCACATATTTAATTTTCCTTGCCCGTTTTTATCCGGTTTACGTTTTGCCTCTTTTAATACTTTTGGCATTGACGGCAATTTCAATACGTGACCGTCCAATATTTCTCGCACTGTTACGATTTTTAATTTTTCAAACTCCATATTAAAAAGTTTGTTTTTATATTTTCCTGCCTGCCTAATTTCGTTTATCATATCCCTTGTCGGTTCGTACAATGTAACGTACTTTGATAAATACTTTGGACTTACGTGGTGATGCTGCCCCATAATCTGACGTTCAACAATAGCCCAAAAAGATTCGATGCTGTTTGTATTGATACCACGATAGGAATACAGCTTCTTATGGTTAATCTTTATCGTGTCAATGATTTTGTGAAGTTTAACCTGTGCCGTATCCGTATCCATCAACAAAACAGAATTATCTTTATCCACGTATTTTTCAACCAATTCTTTTAACTCTGCATAGGTCGTATGCTGAATTACCTGTGCGATAACATCGCCGCCACGTTTAACTATTCCTGCAACAGTTTCACCGGCTGCGCCCTTGCCCCGTTTCTGTTTACCAATTTTGCAGGGCTTTTTATATTCGCCCTCCTTAAACTCATAACCAATTGCCTCGTATTTCTCCTTTGCTTCATCAAGCTCAGGTATATAGTGCGGAGTTCCTTTTTTTTCTGCTTGGCATTTACGGGGTTTGCCTCCTACTAATGTAGTATCAATCTCAAGTACGTCATCCAAAATTACATCTTTATTTTCTATTGCCATCAGGTCTCGAATTGTACAGCACATTTTATAAACTGCAATCCATCCGGAATCTTTAATTTCCTTCATTTTCTTTCTTTTTTACTCTATAATTAATGCACACAAGTTCATTACTACCCTTTGCACATGAATAATTTTCTAATTCATTTTCTTCCTCAAATGACTTTCTTTTCTTAAAATCACAATCACCTTTCTTTTTATTGAAAAAAATACATTCTGTTTTCTGATTCTGGTTACAAGAACCTTTTGACTTTACTTCAATCACTTCTCTGTCTTTGTACTTCATCTCTTTACCCTTTCTTTTTTCCTTTCTATTACCACTTGTCTTGCGTACATATCAGCCTCATATTCCGTTTTAAAAAACTCTGATCCTTTTTCTGTTTCTATTACCCAATATTGAGTGAATCCGGACTTATACTTTATGTAGTCTCCGTTTGTTTCGTATCCTATTTGTGTTTTCATCTTTATCTTTTTACTTTCTTTCCTTTAACCATATCATAAACTCAAATAACTTTAATTGATTCTCAACGTCAATTGAACCATCTTTTGTAAAACCTAATAATCCAAATAATTTCTTTTCTATTTCTTCCAGGCTTACTTTAAATACCCTTTCTGATTCAATCCCTAAACTCTTTTTTATTACCATCATTGACTCCGATAACATATCCTCAACCTCTCTATCATTTACTTTTATCCTGTTCTGAATAGTCTTTATCGCATAAATAACCGTCGCATGATTCCTGTCAATTGTGTTGCCTATTTCTCTGAGACTGAATTTTGCCTTGTATATTTCTTTTATGCAATAACAAAATAACATCCTTATCATTACTATTTCATGCTTTCTATCCTTTGACTTTACTTCTTTAACAGAGATATTATAATACTCTGAAAAGTCCTTTAAGACTTTATTTAGTCCGACAGTTTCCTTTCTCTCTATCATTTTTCTTCTTTTATGATTTCTTCTGTTATCAAAGAAAAATTAAGTAAATCTGAATAATAATCAATGAAACGATCAAAATCACTGTAACACATCAAAAAGGCTTTCATGTAAACGCCCTTATATTGCTTACAAATCTCCTTAGCTATTTTAGAAACAGAATATAACCAGTATTCTTTACCGGTATCCTCTATCCTAAAATCTATTTCAATCGTTTTCATATTATCTAAAAAGTTTAATATTACCTTCATTCAGTTGACTCTCTATTTCATCAAGTATATTTAATTGTATAACGCCAGTAACAGACTCTTCTATCATATTCCTGAGACCTTCACTTATATTAAATCCTCTGTTCTTACAATATTTTTGTAACATCTCATATTGACGATCATCTATTACAAACCCTATGTGCTTTGTTTTCATTTTTTTTCTTTTTTTATTCATTATCTATTAATTTTTCCAGCCACTTTTCTGTCTCATCTATTCCGTTTCTTTTTATTATCAACGTATTGTCAAGTTTCAACATCCTCTGAACAATGACCTCACAGTACTTTTCGTCTATTTCCATCCCGAAACATTTTCTTTTTAATTGGTGAGCAGCGACCATTGTTGTTCCTGATCCGAGAAAGGGGTCATAAACAAGTTGTTCTTCCAATGAACTATTTTTTATTAAATGACAAACCAACTCAACTGGCTTCATTGTTGGATGTAATTCCGATTTATTTGGCCTATCAAACTCTAATATAGATGTTTCATTTTTCCCATAAAATTTATGAGAACCCTTCTCCTTCCATCCATATAATATTGGCTCATGTTTATAATCATAATCTAATCTTCCCATTGAAAATACAGCATTGTTCTTTTTCCATATTAAACAGTGCCGACACGGGATTTTCATCATCATCATCATCATCATCATCATCAATCCTAACTCACCACCTTGAGGACTAAAGATATAATAAGAAGAACAATTTGAAAGACTTTCATAAATCCCGCCAAAAGCCCCTTTAATTAATATTTCCAATTCATCTCTTTTTATATCGTCATTTTTTATTTTTGAAGATTTTCTTGAATTTCCCAATATTTCATTTGTCTTTTTTTCATACGAAACACCATACGGAGGATCACTTACGCATAAATCAGCTTTTCCCCCATTCATCAACTTAGCAACATCATCCGCATTCGCTGAATCCCCACAAAGCAATCTATGACAACCGATCTCAAACAAATCACCCGGAACAATATCAGTCTTTATGTCAGCCGGAGGTTCGTAATCGTCATCGCCACCCCCATCTATTCCAACATCCAACCACTTCCCAAAAGTAGTCTCAAACTTTACCTCATCAAAATCAGGTACTTCAAAATCTGCCGTGAACTCATCGAAACCCTCTTTGGTTACAACGCCAAATTCTGAACTTATTGCCAGTATCTCTTTCTTTGCTTCTTTTTTATTCTCAGCCTTCACCTCAATATAAGGCACTTCCACGTTTCCAAAGGCTTTCTCCAACACCCTCTTTCTTTGATGACCGTCCAGCGTCCAGTATTTTCCCTTTTCATCTATCCAGATATAAAACGGATACTGGAAGGTCTTTGATACTATCCGGAAAAGCAATTTAAAAAAGTTTTCTTCTGATAAGTCTTTCAAGTTTTCTTGAAGGTCATATATCTCATTGATTTTCTTTTTTGGGAGGTGAGCAAGTTTTTCTGAAATGTTAAATTCCAGATCATAAGCCTTGCCGTTAAAATATAAAATATCGTCCTTTATTTGGTTTTTCATCTCTTTTATTTTGTTTTTCTATTATATAGTATTATTACTATATAATAGAACTTAGTTTATTTTCTATTCAATTTCAATGTGAATTTTATTTACCCACACCTCTCTTTCAACACGAACACTTATTCCACAATATGTTTCTAATTCAATTTCCTTTACTTCTTTGCCCGTACATAAAAGAATGTTTTCTTTTAATTCACTCTTAAATTTTTTATACGTCCGTTCATCTAACCTTAATATTTCTGGATTAATCCCTCTTTCTTCTGCAACATCTATCAATTCATTTATTAGCTCTCTTATTTCCATTTTAACCTTGTTTATTTTTGTTTATAGTAAGTTTCTTTGAAATTTAATGATTATACCTTATTCAAAAGAAAGGGTTCATTAAAAGGCTTTAAAATAACTCACATTCGATTTCTGCACTTTCACTATCTTCTTTTGTTTCTTTAGTGAAATATTTACCCCAACATTCGTCAATAAGTTTACCTCCACATCCACAGTCAAATCCGAAACAACAAATTCTTATTTCAATTTCTTTTTCCAAACTTGCTCGTAAATATAACCTGCCAAAAGACAAATCATAATTGCTGATAATGTCATTAAAATTCCCATTTCACAAACTTATTTTAAACTTAATTTCAACCTCTTTCTTTGTACCAAATTCCACCTTTCCAAGATCAATCTCAAAAACATCTTCCCACACAATCATATACAGGTCATTAAACCCGGTCTTAATTACATGAATCATTTCAGGTTCATCTTCGTGTTGAAATGATTTGATTTCTATTTTTCTTTCTATCCACATAACATTAACTTCTTTTAGTGAAATCTTCTCTTTTCGTGAACTAAATTTTCATTAAAAATATAAAACTTATATTTAACATCCAAATATTTTAACCTTTATTTTTCAAACAAAAATGTAACCTGTTTATTTTCAAACACCACAAACACCACCCTTACCTGACATCTCACATACATCATGACACCTTTCCTCAAATTCTTCGCCTTCATTCAAAGAAGCCATTTCGTAAGATACGGGAACTAATGGTTGACCTCCCCTTGCCATGTCTGGGTAGCAAGTGAAACCCCTTAATCTGTGAGCGTATTTAACAAGTATATAAGCAAAGTCCTTTATATTATTTTCATTATTTAATTCAGTTCCCCAAGCAGGAAGATTTATTGTTGAGGCAATTGCCTGGTCAACATAATCCTGAACATCTGCCTGAAACTTAATCCTTCTTTCAGGGTCTTTTGCCAACCCTAATGCCGTTTCGATTTCATTCGGATTAAGTCCATGCTCATTTATTAAATGCTTTGCTGTTCCATCAATAACATATTGATATTTCCAGTCAAATTTGTTTTTGAGATACCTCCTTTTGTAGGCAATAGCAATTAACGGTTCTATCCCTGTCGTTGTCCCTGCTAAAATACCTATTGTTCCTGTCGGAGCTATTGCCCTGAAAGCCTTTGGTCTGGAAATATTTAATTTATCTGCTAATTCAATAGCAGATTTTTCAGATTCTTCTTTGTAAACCTTTAACCATTCATGTAACTCAGATACAACCTTATACCGATAACCCCTCTTTAAAAGCCACTCATGTACACCTAACAAACCAAGTCCAAGTCTCCTGTTCTTTTCTCTTACTTTATACATTTTTTCATAAGGTAATTTAGCAACTAATGTACCGCACAAAAGAAACCTTACCCCAAGCCTGACACATTTTCTAAAATCTTCAATAGAATCAACATTAGCCATATTAATTGAGCCTAAGTTGCAAACATCAGAGTCATCTTCTGAACAAATTTCTCCACAAGCATTTTTTAATGTTTCTTTTTCTTTTTCAAAGAAATTAAAGGCAAAACCAGGCTCTCCTGTTTTTAATGCCTGATGAACGTTTCTGTAAAAAACATCAGGGATGTTTTCAATAAATAAATTACCTTTATTTTCCAATCTTCCCTTTATTACATTAATCGGTAATTGATAAATTTCTTCAAGAAAAGCATTGTCATAATTTATTGAAATATTTGTCATATCTAATGGGGCTGGAAAATTAAAGTCAGTTTCCTTTACTTTTCCTACTGACAAATGATTCCCTAACAAATCAAACGCTCCTGCTATTTTAAGATTATACCAATCTTTAACATGAAGCAATTCATTAATATCTCCATGTTTCCAATTCAAAGAAGCAAAGATTGCTGATCGCCTACTCCCACCCTGCATTACTTCACGGCCTATCTCGTTAATTATTTTCATTTTTGATATTGAGCCTGAAGCAACCCCCCCAGTCCTTTTTATTTGCTCCCCTTTTGGCCTGTAAACAGAATAATCACAGCCTATTCCCCCACCTGTCATTAAACATGACTCTGCTTTCCAAGATAGGCTTGCCCAATCTTCACGTGAATCACATTCTGCTTTTAAAAGAAAACAGTTATTATAGAACTTATTATCTCGACCTGCATAATACAAATACCTCCCCCCGGCAATAAACTGCATTTTTCTGTGAATCTCTTTCAGTTCACTCAACTCATCTTTACTTAGTTTCCCTGAACAAACATCGTCTACAACTAAATTAGAAAGTTTTTCCCATGTTTCAGCCCCTTCATGCCAATATTTATTCTGAAATATTGTCTTTCCAAAATCAGTACGAAAATTACTCATATAGTATAGAAGTTATATTTTTTATGAAATGCTTTCTTAAAGATAATAATTTTCTCAAAAATCATTAATAAACACCAATAATTTCCTTGCCCTCGTTATTGCAACATACTTTAAATTATCTTCCTGCCTTAACTCCCAATCTTCTGTTGCATATTGACTTGGAATAAGATGAGGACGCAAAATAAAAACAGAATCAGACTCCAACCCTTTGCTCTTATGTATAGTTGACAAAACGATTCCTTTGTTACTATCTTCTACAAACATCTTTTCAAGTTCTTTCTTAACTAAATCAAATGATCCAAAATGATTTGCAAGTATCTGTATTATATTTATTTTCTCAAACAAACTTATATATCTCGGATGATTTACGTATTTTTTTACGCCTTTCTCCGCAAGTTCTTCTATTAATTCATCCAGATACCTCTTTAAAACCCTCATTCCATGCTCAAATGAGCCATTTATTTCCGAAACTAAACTTAACAGGTTCTTTCCTATGTCCTTTCCTTTAATAAAACTTTTCTTTCCTTCCAGTAAAAATCTTAAATACAACTCAAATAACGGTAAATTATTCCGACAAAGAACAAAATCACCCTCTTTCACTTCCTTATAACTTCCATTTCTTACAACCCCTTTTTCTTTCTTCTCAGGGCTTTCTATTGTTTCAAATACTCCATTAGCTAAACTAACTATATCAGTTCCGCACCTGTAACAAACAGATAAAGGCAGGGAAATCGTATTAGGTTCTCTTTTAAAATCATTGAAGGATTCAGGATTTGCAAAAAGAAATGAATAAATTGTTTGATTTACATCGCCAACAGCAACAAACCTGCCTCCGGGTTTCATTATCCTTTTTACTATTATCTGCTGAAGTCTATTCAAATCCTGACATTCATCCACAAAAACTTCATCAAATTGAGGTAATTCTATGTCATTTCTTGTTGCAGGCAAATAAATCATATCGGTGAAATCAATAAACTTCTGTTCTTCAAAATTCATATTATTATACCTGTTCAGATAATCAAATAATTCAATCGAATAACTAAGTTCATTTTCCGTATAATCTATTCCATACATATACGCCTTACTTGCAAGTTCTTGTTTTGATGAACACATTGCCAGCCTGTAAAGGTCAACTAATTTACAAACATTATATAATATCTTCCCGTTTTTCTTTACGTCAATTCCCCATTTCTTTACAAACTCAAACGCTGCGCCAAATGTTTTGTTTTCTTTCAAAACAACCTTTGAATATCTTTTATAAAGTCCTCCTGCACCTATCGAATGAAGTGTTGCTACTTTAACTCCTTTCCGTACCCTATCCTTTAATTCGTTTACAATCGACTTATTAAAGGCTACAAAAACACAAGTCTTTCCTGCCGGAACAAATTTCAATAATTCCAATATTGTGGTTGTCTTTCCGCTTCCAGGAACGGCAGATATAACAATGTTTTTGTTTGTTTTACGATAAGTATCAAATATTTGCAATTGATAAATGGAAGGCTTAAAAGACATTCTCTCTTTCTTTCTCTTGATAAATCTTAATTACAGGTCTTGTGTCCATCGGATCACCGTAAAAAATATAAATACACTCTCCATCTTCATCTTTGAACCAGATACCTCTTTTATGAAGTTTTTCAAATAACCCTTTATCTACATAAATAATCAAAGGAATCCACTGATTAAGAATCCTTTTTATTATTTCATCCAGATTAGGCTTTATTATCTCCCTTAATTCAGGAATATTTACTGCATTATATACAGTACCAAGTTTCTTTACGTAAAATTTTAATTGTAGCATGGGTTATACTGTTTTTGTTTTCAAATTTCGTAATAGTCTGTGTTTTCCATATTGATTTTCAGTTAATTAAGAGGGGTTGTGTATATATAATAGTTAGCAACAATATGGGCTTAGTTCGTACCTCGTTTGAAAGTTTGTCGGTTAATCCCATAATTTTAAAATATTTTTGCCCTCGCACTTTGGCTTTTTCAAAGCCATTTGGATAGCATCATAGTAAGTAACTCCATTATTTGTTAGTTCCATTGCTGTTTTATATGCTTTAGGTTCAATTTCTTTTAATCTTTCAAATCTATCATCGTATTGGCAACCAAAACCGCAAACCATACAACCTGTTTGCGTTTCTCCTTTATCGTAAATTCCACAATAAGGTATTTTGTTTTTTCTTATAAAATCCCATTTATTTTCCTCAGTCCAAATTGATAAAGGATAACTTGCAATTCTTTTTGTATCAAATGAATTACATCCAGTAACCAAATATTTTTGTTTGCGTAATGTACTCTCATTTACTGATGTTCCGATGATTGGCTTTAATCCTGTTTCTTTCTCAAATTTAATAGCAGGTTTTTTCTTCAAATAATAGCAACATTTTTCAGATATTTCAAAAGGTGCATTTATTAAGTGTTGCCATTTATTCGATATTTTACCCTGATATGGTTTATCTGGTCTTCCATTTAATCTTAAATATTTATGCTTTTCGCTTTTCGCATGGCGATATTCTCTCAAATATTGCGATTGTTCTTTCGATATTAAAGGAAAGCCAAATTTTTCAATTACTTGTTTTAAGTTCATTTCAGGTTGCACCCATTCTATTCCATCTATATTTTTTAAAAACCTATACATCTCAGGAAATTCATTTGTAGTGTTGAAAAATATTGCTCTAATATCTTTTTTTATTATCCTTGATAGATATAAAAGTATTGTACTGTCCTTACCTCCCGAATACGAAACATAAGCAGGATTAACGCCCATAAAAACATCAATAGTTTCAAGAGAATGAAATATCTTTTGTTCAAGCGTCCAACTTAATCTTTTGTTAAGTTCAGTAGTTGTTATTTTGTTTTCTTTTTTCCCCACCTTAAAATATTTTAAAATTATTACTGTGTTCCTCGTATTAGCATTTATAGTAATTGTCGCCCATACAGTTGCTAACACGTCCTATATGTCATGGCGAAAAGCCACGCCACATAGCCCTATTCGTTGTGTGCAATACTACCCAGCGTTAATACCAAGTAACTTATTAAACTCTTGCATCACTTCTCCATCACCAGTAATCTTATGTATTCTGCTTTGAAGTTGAGTAATATCATTTTCTGTAAAATTACTCTCACTTAAAGATTCAATACCTTCTTTTATTCGTTTCATATCGGCAGCCGAATCATATTCTTCCCGTTCTGCTGCGAGTTTCATTGAGCGTGTAAGCTCTGTAATTGCATATTCATTTATTCTCATACCGTACTGCACACAACAACAAATATAAATCAGTGGGGTTGCTGGTGTCTTTTTAACCCACGTGCCTTGTAATTAAGTTTGTAGCGGTTTGAAAGTGCAAGGCTTCAAATCCCCACCGCTTCATATTTTCGACCGTTATAAAACAGTTTGCCCCTTACAAGCTGGACAAACTTCATCAATCAGTGGGTTACAATTAGGGAATACCCTTCTACCTTTGCCATCACATAGAGGGCAAACCGATCCGTTAAAAATCAGAGCACATTTATTATTTACGTTACCTCATGTATTTATCAATTCCCGATTTTACCTTTCTTACTCTATTTTTGTCTTTTGCTTTAAAATCCCGTATTGTGTTTAAATCCTTTTTTAATAATTCTTCATTCTCCTTACTCGTTAAAAGCTTTTCAATAGAAACAACCTCCAAATAAGTTTGTTTAACCTGAGAAACTTCACAAAGAAAAGTTTCGTTATTTCTTACAAACTCGCTTTTCTCTTTATTCAGAAAACAAATAATTTCTTCTTCTGTTTTTCCAATTAGCCTTTTATATCCCTTTCTTTCATCAAATACTTTCAAAAAATGAATCCGGACAGGATCTCCTACTTTATATGGTAAAACCTTGTTAATTGGTATAAGTTGTTCCGAAAACTCAGTTTCATTTCCATCGTTCACAATCTCACACACCCACTTTTCACCATCTTCAAACCACTTTCCTGCAAGAGTTTTAAAAGACAAAACCTTTCCGTCTCCGGTTTTTCCTGTAAAAATATATTTTCCACTTTTACTTTCATTTTCGATAACAGTTACCTGAACTGTCTGTTTTTCGCCCGCTTTCATGGTTTACTATTTATTTAAAAGTTTACTAATCAATTCATTCATTATCTTCATTGAATCACCCTCAACAAATTCACCTTTGTTTACTGCATTGGTTATAAACCTCTTTTCTTCAATCAAATCATGTATATCATGGTCAATAGTGTTTTCTCCTGAAAGATACCACGCCATAACAGAATTATCCTGCCCAATTCTGTGAACCCTGTCTTCCCCCTGATCATGTTCGGCAGGAGTCCATCCGTATTCCAAAAATGCCACATTAGATGAAGCTGTTAAAGTTAACCCTACTGAACCGGCTTTTAAATTCAAAACAATGAGTTTTACATTAGGATCATTCTGAAACCTGTCAACTACCTTTTGTCTTTCTTCTGCACTAACTGAACCGTCTATTTTATCACAATTAAAAGTTTTAGAAAGTTCATCAATTGTTTCCCTGTGATACGCAAACAAAACTAACTTTTCTCCACTTTCAAGAAAATCCTGAACCCATTCAATAGCAGCTTTCATTTTTCCCTTTACTGAAAGTTGCTTTAACATATTGATTTTAACAAGATGTTCTGCCCTTTCAGCGGCAGCAGCCCTCTGTTCTCTTTGTGCTTTTCTTGCTTCCCTCTGTTCTTCTTCTGACAAATGACTTATTGATTGCTCAAAATCAACAGCTACATTCGATTCATTTCTCAAGTAATTGATAACATCTGCCTCAGCTTTTTTATATTCAGACTGATTCGTTATCGGTAAAGTAATCGAACACCTTTGTTTTGCAGGAAGTTCCTTTAATACTTCTGATTTATTCCTGCGGATATAACAGGTCGCCCTTAACTTTGTGTGAAGTTCATCCAGATTCTTTGCTCCGGAAACATCAAGTCCAAAACGTGACCTGTGAGCATCACAATACCTCTGCGCAAACTTCCACCACCCGCCAAATGAATCAAGTTTACTAAGTATTTCAAGTTGAGACGTTAATTCGATTGGTCTGTTAAGTATTACCGTGCCGGTAAGCATTATCAGATAATCAATTCCCTTTGTTAATTTCCTGACAGCTTCGGTTCTTTGCGCCTTTCTGGATTTAAGGTAATGGGATTCATCCATGATAATTGCCTTAAACCCCATTTTTCCTAAATTTTCAGACTGTTTCTTTACAATGTCGTAGTTGATAACCATTACATCAAAATCATTACTTAAAACAGTATTAGAATCAATGACACAAACTTTATACTGAGTCCATTTCTCAAACTCTCTTTTCCAATTATACTTTAAAGAGTTTGGGCAGATAACAAGAGTAGGGGTTAAGTTCATGTAACGAATTGAAGCTAATGCCATTACTGTTTTTCCTAAACCCATTTCATCCCCTATTATTATCTTCTTGTTCTTGACCGCATACTCAACTCCTACTTTCTGGAAAGGACGCAATACACAGCCTTCATTCAGTCCGGTAACATCAAAGTCTGTATCATAACTTCCCGAAAGTTCTATATTCTTACTTACAGATTTCACATAGTCCTCAACTTCTTTTTCTATTTTTTTTATCAATTCAAAAACACCATTATCAATTTCAAATTCAGGATACTTTGAAATAAAATCCTGAACTTTTTTATATGAAATACGATCTAATACAACCGTCCAGATTTTAGAAATCGGATTAAACTTTTTTCCGTCAATAAGTTTAATATCATTGATAATTGAAGGATTGTAAGGAAAAAGAAAAGAAAGTCTAATCCCTTCAAGTTTTATCTTATAAGGATTTTCTTTCTTTCCATTACAGAAAATTTTAATCTTATCCAGTATTTCCTTTTCAACAGGAAATTCAAATTCCTGAAAAAAGTCAAGTGTTGGTTGTGAACTATCTTTTTTCAGTTCTATTTCCCACAATTTCCTTTCCCCATTCCACCTTCTTCCAGGAATAGTTTTTACTCCGGAAACAATTTGAGGATTGTAATCAAACTGTATTGAAAGTGTATTGTCGGATAAACTAACTTTTTTCATTTTTATAGTTTGTAAAAATGAATCAATAATCCTCTAACAAGTTCTAAATCTTTCCTGTATTTTTCAACAAGAAATGCAACATCTCTTTTAGACTGCATTTTTCTTGCCATAACGCATGGATTATCAACATTTTTAATTACAGCAATCCCTTTACTAATCCATTGCTGAACTATTTCAGGAATACCAGAATCATAAATAGTAACGCCTCCAGAAAAAATCATATTGATTTTTTGAAGACTTTCTCTTGCCAAAGAAACCTCATCACTTTCAATTTCTTCAGTAATTGCTTTTTTATTTCGTCTTTTTGGGTTGCCTTCTAAAGACCATGATCCGGTATTACGCTCATTAATTCTTCCCGTTTGACCTATTTTCATGATTCTAATTTTAATTAGTTTACTCAACAAAAATATAACTTTTATATTTATTTTCCAAACAACAAACTAACTTTCTTCACCAAAAACAGTAATTTAAAAACAATCTAAATAACAGAACCTTTAAGGTCTTTCTCATAACTCTTTTGAAACTTATAGTCAGCAAGCCTGTCAGCAATTTCATTGCCCTCGTCTCCGCTATGTCCGGGAATCCAGTTTATAGAAATATTTCCCTCTGGAAACATCCGATATTCTTTGAGCAACAAAAGCAGTAAATCAGTATTTTTTCTACCAAGAAAATCATCCTTTTCCCACTGAAATATCCATCCTTTACGGAACGAATTAACCACATACTGAGAATCTGAATGAATTTCAAGTTTAACCGATTTGCCTGTGACAGTTTGAAATGCGGTTATCAAGGCTCTCAATTCCATCCTGCCAATTTTAGTATTTGAAAAACCTTTGGAGACTTTCTTTGTGTACCCGTTGTAAGTCAGGTAAACGCCAACGCCACCTAATTTTTCAGGATGTTTTGCATAACACGATCCGTCTACCCAACATTTTACTATCCTTTCTTCTTTTTTCATTTTCTTGTTTTCTCTGCTTCTATTCACTTTCTTACTGTCTCCTCCCTCTCACGTGTACGTGCGCATGTGCGCCTGCGTTTCTCCCTGTTCTTAACTGTCTATTACTTCTTACTGTCTATTAGTGTCTATTATTACTCTTATATCCTATACTGTCCCAAATTAAGTATAATAAGTCTACTTATTTAAAAGTAGTCTCTATGTTCATTTGTTTTCTAATAGTCATCAAAAAAAATTAAATTTCGATGTAATTAGGCAAATTAAAATAGAAACTTTTGTCAAGAAATGACCAAATGAAATTTTGAGAAAACCGTTTTAGTTCCCTCACTTTTCTGATAGCTGCGGTCTGATTTTCTTCTTTTCCAAGAAAAACACGTTGCTTAAATACCGTACAGAAATTCAATCGCTCAATTCTTTGAAGTAACTTATAACTGCAACTTGTAGATTTGAACCCTAATAATTCACATAAACCGACACATGAAATTGTTGGCATTAAATTCAGGTTAAGTTTCTTGGAAACCTGATATTTTAATAAACCATTCAAGTATTCATCCAGATAATAAGGATCAGAGTCTATATTGGTGTTTAATGGTCGATATGTAAGGATATTCCCCGTCACGTCCATTTTAGCTCTGTTCGACACCACGTCTAATCTTTTCTTTTCTGAAATATACTTTCCAACTTCATAGTTCTGCCTGCGAATATTGAGGTTTATTTCTTCAAAATCACAGTAATTAACAAAATTTGATAAGTATTCCTGAACATTCAATTTAACCAGCCTGAAATTACCCCTTCTAAAACGTTTTTTCTTTGTTTTTTGAACGGATAAGTCATAACCGAATATATCCCATAGCTTATGATAAGATATTAGATTGTAACTAAACTTTAGATTAACCACAATACCTAAATCAATAAGTCTTTTTAATTTTCGGAATAAAGAAGGTTCAGAAATTGAGAATCGTTCTGATACCATCTTTGCGAACCCTTCTTTTTTAAAGTATCCCTCTTTATTAATTGATTTTAACTGATAAAAGAACACCATGTCTGAAAGAATTTTGTTCTTTCGGCATATCTTTAAAAACCCTTCAGGTACTTTTAAAACAGTTGTGGGGTCGTTATGTTCTTCTATTTCAGTTTCTTTCATTAAAACAAAAAAAGCCCGCAGTTTGTTGCTAAACATCTAATATTGACAATACTGGAAGTTACAAACTTTGGGCAATATTTTATTGTCAAAATGTTTAGCTATCACAAAAATACAAAAACTTTTGTAATAACCAAAACATTTTACCTGTGTGCCGGGTAAAAAATATATTTTTCGTCTTTGTGGAATTCCCGGTAATATAATTTCAGGTCTTCTATTTCAGAATAGATATTTAGTTTTTGTTGCTCTATGTTCTTTAAATTAACAGACATAGCTTTACCATGAATGATTTTTGTAATATCCTTTCCTTTGAGGGAATGTTTTGTAACCATGTTTTCAGAATGAATCCATGATTCTGCCACATAATACCGATCATTAATAAAAAGGATGTTATATCCTATCTCATTTAATGCCTGAATAAACTCTTCTCTGTTATCTTTTTCTGTATCCATTGTTGTAAAATTTTAGTTAAATGGTAATCCTTTATCCCTTAATATTTCTCTTTCTTTATAGGTCTTTTCGTAATCCCGTTTTGACCGGGCTTTCAGAATTTTTTTCTTTTCTTCTGCCGGAAGAGCAAAGAATTTTGTATAATTTATATTGAATTCACCTTCTTTCGGAATAGGTTCTAATCCAACTTTACAATCAGAACATTTTATTTCTTTTCCCTTTTCAAGATATATAGAATCCCCATCTTTAACTTTTATTGAGTAAGATGGAATAAATACTTCCTTTTTACATTTTGGACAAAAAAAATTATTCATAAATCAAGATTTTTAATTTTTTTATTTTAAACTGCACAAGAAAACCCTTTATGGTCGGGGTGATTGACTAAGAACAATCCAAAACTCAGTTCCAAAATATTTACCAAAAGAAAAACAATCTTCCATCCCTAAAGTGCCATATTTTGTTTGTTCTCCCATTTAATACGAAATTATTTCTTGAATTTCATCAATAAAAATAACATCCCTTGTGTATTCCCTTCCCGGAACAACAATTGGATGTTTAAGTAAAAATCTGTTTTCAGACAATGCAGAACCAATATACACTTCTTGTCCATATACACTAACTAAAAGATCAATATCATTTATAATGACACAATGCAAAAAGTTGAATATAGCTTTTTTGTCTGTTATTTTATCCACGTTTCATTTTTATTAACAATTATTTAATTATATAACTTAAACATTAATTCAATTTCTTCTGAAGTAAACCTTTTCCAATTCTTTAAAAACGCTTCTATTTTATAATCCTCATCAAGTGTTTTTGTATTAATGAAAATAGTTTTAGACCAATCATTGATTTTTTCTTTTATGGTTTCTATATCCTCTTCGTCGGCGTCTTTTTCAATAAATTCAAGAATGTTTTCTATTGTAATATCCGGTTTGTGATTTGTTGAAATAAGTTTTTTGATTCTTTCAATTATTGAATCAATATTATCAATGAATTCGTCAATTTCACCGTCAATAAGATAATTATAAATTTTAGCAAGTAATTCTAAAGAATCTTCTGTAAGGTCTCTTTCTTTTTTCATAGTAATTCGTTTTAAACGGATTCATTACTGCTTCAATAACTTTATAAACTCCCTGCCAGTCTTTTCTCCTGTTAAACCTGGCCTTTGCTTTCAAAACATTAATCGGACTGTTTACTTTCACATCATCATAAACAAAATAATTATCAATTGTTTGAGTAAAAACATCAATGTTCACCTTATCAATATGAAATTGATATTTAACCTTTGCGGAATAAATATCCCGAACAGGACATGAACTCGGACAAACATCGCTTAACAACTTAAAGGTTTCTTTGTCCTTATCTGTAAGATACGGAGAAACAATTAAATCAATGTCGTGAGGCGTAAAGTCATTCAATAACCCGTATAGTTTAAGGGCAAAACTTCCGGTTAATATTACATTTGACTTTGTAAGATTCTGAACCTTTTTAACAATGGTCAATAACTCTTTTTCTGTTTTCATAAGTTTGAAGTTTTATAAGTTTGAGGTATTAGTTCACTTAAAATTACGTTTGCAATATTCAGCAATCAATAAAGCGTCAGCATTCCACAAAGTGACTTTTGTTTTTGGAAATAACTGTTGCGCTCTTCCTTTTAACCTGTTTTTCCAGCTTGTATCAGTTTCATTTTTTTCTTTTTTCATTCCGTAATATTTCATCCACGCTTGAGGTGAAACCATTTCATGTGGAATCTTTGAAATAAGTAAAACAGTATGAAGTATCCCGTTAATATAACCGAAAGTAAAATTAGCCTTCGCTCCGTTGAAAGGTCTGGAATGAACTTTTTCAGTTATACAAAATACAGATTCATTCATATACTTACCTAACAAATCAATGAAATCTTGAATAGTTTGAGGTGTTTTGCTTACCTCAATAACATTTGAAACAGGATCAATAACAGCTATTCCACCTGATAAACCCGGATCAACACCTATAAAATATTTATAGGTTATTTTCATAATTGAATATTATCCAATATTTCCTGATACTTTGAAGTAAGTATTCTTACGTATTTCCCAAGTTGAACAGTTATATTTTCTTTGTCAGCCTCAAAATGAGCAATATCTTTCATACACTTTTCAAAAGATATTGAATAGCCTATTATTTCTTCACTTTCGTAAGTTTCTCCGGCTTTTCTTTCTTCCGTATCTTTTTCAACAGTTCGTATCACTTTTTGATACAGATTAAATCTATCCTTTTCTGGATACATTATGTAATTTAAGTATTCTATTTTCATTATTTTGTTAAATTATCCATTATTCAAATATTTTGCTTATACCATTTTCCTTTACTACCGTTACAATATTGTCATAAACCTTTTCGTGACTGGAATGGGTTATAACAAGTATTGTTTTATGTAGGTTGTCCAGTGATTGAATCAAACTCTCAATTCCGGTTCTGTCAATAGATTCTGTTATTTCATCACAGAAACACAGATCAACGCCTCCAGTTAATGAAGACAGGTTTATAAGTTGTTGTAAGGCCACAATAGAGCAAACTTCAATCTTTCCTTTTTCTCCTTTTGAAAACTTACCAATCACCCCCTCACTCATTCCATTTCTTAAAACCTGTGTTGTTATCTTTTCCCGGATTGTTTTCCCATCAGCAAGCAATTTATACCCTTCCATTTGGATTTGAAGGTTACATTTACTCATTTCAAGAAAATAGTTCGTAAAGCCTTCTATTGATTTAATGGCCTTATTTGCAAGATATGACCTGAACCGAACAAAATTGTGTTTCCACTGTTCAATATCAAATTTTTCCTGCTCAACCTGTTGTTTTAATTCATTGATAACAATAAGTTGTTCCTGGCAGTCCTCAATTTGTTTTTCAATAGTTTTAGTGTCTCTTTCGATTTTCTTTTTCTTTACTTCTTCAATCTGGACATTAATACCGGATATTGTCTGATTAATAGATTCAATTTGTTTTTCTGTTTGTTCTATTAAAGAGTTATTTGTTTCAATAGATTGTTCCAGTTTCTTTATTGAAGATTCACAATATAAAATCTTTTCTTCAACAGATTGTTTCATTCTCTGAAACTTCCTGATTTCTTCCCGGTACAGTTCCCTTGTTTTATCAAGTTCTGAAAGTTTTTTATCAAACAAACTAACTTTTTCAGATACCTTATTTATTTCTTCATTACAAACATTTAATTCAAGTTCAATCCCTAAAATACCCTCTTTTATTTCAGGTATCATTGTCTTTGCTTCTGAAACATCAATTTCACTGTCTCCCGGCAAAAACTCAAATGAACATTTAGGACACTCAATACTGCCGGAAATATTCAGTTCAGTCTTTTTCAAAAATGTTTCAAATTCCTGCAACGACCTTTCTGTTTCTTTCCTGAGATTTTTTAATTCAACGGTTTTTTCAAAATACTCTTTTTTGAGTTTATTTGTTTCTTCCTGTTCTTTGTCAACTTCAGATATTTTTTCTTTTACCTTGTTATCTTCGCTTAATTCTGATAATTGCTGTTCGTGTATCTTTTTTTCTGATTTTTTAGCTTCAATTGATTTTTTCGTTGAAACAGAGGATTCATTAATAGAATGAATTTTATAATGTTTTTCTTTTAACTCGTTTTCATAAAACCGTATTTTTTCTTCCAGTCTTTCAATTTCTTCAGCTTTTTCTTCTTCAACGGTCTTTAAATTAAGTTTCTCAACCTGCTCCTGATAAACCTGAATTCGGGTGTTTATTGTTAATTCTTCGTCATAAATCCTTTTTAGTTCACCATCTTTTTTGTCAACATCAACCTGAACCAAATCTTCAACTCCATTAATTAAACTTGCTCCGGAAAACCTTGCGATAATGTCCTTTTTCTTGTTATCAGATAATTTAAAAAATGAAGTATAGTTTTCTTTATTAACTATATAATAATTGGAAAGATCATCCTGAGTTATACCTAATTCCTGAAAAATTAACTTCGTCCCTTCGTCAACAGAACTAAATTTATCGCTTTGGTCAACTCCATTTATTTCAATCCTTAATTTGGATGAACTTTTACGGAAAAACTCCCGGTTAATTAACAGGGTATTTTTCGTTATCGTATTAGTAAAATAAGATTCAAGTTCAGCAGAATCACATCCGTTTCTTATAAGGTCAACCATCACTAATCCTTTATCTCTTAAAATAAGGTTAGTTATACAGGTATATAGCCCTTCAATTAAGATAGATTTACCTGAACCGTTTGATTCTCCTTCATCTTCATCAAGATTAACACCCTGTATTAACGTAGCCCTGCCTTTTGGAAATTCAAACTTCTGTTCTTTAATTGACAGGAAATTTTTTATTATTAAATAATCTGGTTGGTACATTGTTATTATTTATTCAGTAAAAATATAAAATTTATATTAAATATCAAAACAAAATTTCTAAAACTTTTGTTCTTAATTCATCTCTTAATTCCGGGTTGTCTTTTAATAACTCAATCACTGAGATTCTTCCTTGTCCAAGTTTAGTTTTTCCATAACTAAACCATGAACCGCTTTTTTTTACTATTTCAGCTTCTACACTAATATCCAGTATTTCTCCGCTTTCATCAATTCCCTGGCCAAAGAAAATATCAAATTCAGCTTGTTTAAAAGGAGGTGCGACTTTGTTTTTTACAACTTTGACACGAGTTTTATTAGAAACAACTGTTTCTCCGTCCTTATTACTTCCAATCCGGCTTACTTCAAGCCTTATCGTTGCATAAAATTTTAAAGCATTTCCTCCGGTTGTTGTCCAGGGATTACCCCAGCTAATTCCAATCTTTTCCCTCATCTGGTTTGTAAAGATTATCAGACACTTATTCTTATTAACAACGCCCGTAATTTTACGTAAAGCCTGAGACATTAGTCTTGCATGAAGTCCCATTTTTGAATCACCCATTTCTCCATCAATTTCAGCCTTTGGTGTTAATGCTGCGACAGAATCAATGATTATTAACCTTATTTCTCCAGATTTTACTAAATGTTCAACAATATTCAATGCCTGATCTCCATCGTCAGGCTGAGAAATTAATAAAGGGTTGTCACCGGTTAATTGAATTCCTAATGCCTTTGCATATTCAACATCTAATGAGTGTTCAGCGTCAATAAAAACAGCAGAATAACCCATTTTTTGAGTATTGGCGATAGCATGAAGACAAAGGGTTGTCTTTCCTGACGATTCTTGTCCATATATCTCAATAATCCTCCCAAAAGGATACCCCCCGACACCTAAAGCATGGTCAAGAAGCAATGATCCGGATGAAACTATTTCAATATCTTTTTGTGCCTTTGAATCAGAAGTAATGACAGAAAATTTACCAAAGGCTTTTTCAATATTATCTATTGTTGTTTGTAGTCCTTTTCTCACGTTTCATTTTTATTAACAATTATTTAATTATATATATTCATATTTTGTGAATATATAAACTATTTACCTACAAGCACTACACCCGTTCATTTAATCAACATCATAAAAATTAATAATTTGCTCATTTCCTGTCCCCCTGAATCTTTTGCTCATAAAAATTCCCAACGCAATCAACCAACTCGTTATATTCTTCAACCCATTCAATATCTATCTTCAACCCTGCATTATAGAATCGGATAATTACTTCACACACTTCGCCAAACCGTTTTATTTTTACAAACTCATCATGTATTTTTTTAGGCATTAATCCTAATGGTGGCCTCAATGTTAGCTGTATGACATGATTATATTTCTCTTTCATCTTTTACAATATTTCACTTAAGTATTTCTGACCAATTTCATAATCAACTTTATTTAATTCACAAAATTCCTTAAAACCCTCCTTAATTGCCTTTTTATCAAATGAAACAAATTCCTGACCCTTTGCACTGTCAATGTTAGTTTGTACATCAGAAGGCTTCATTTTAACGTCTATCCCGGCTTCATTTATCTTTGTTGTGTTTATTGCTTTTAGTCTTGAACTATCACCGATAAATTCAAATCTTGTTTTCTTTTCTGATCCGGAATATTGTTTTAACAATCCATCAATAGCTTTTAAGTCTGTTTTGTCAATATCAACCTCAATTTTCCTATATTCCTGAAAACTAAGTTTAACAAATTCATGTGAACCGTCAGAATAAAGAACTGTCATCCCTTTTGAAGTGTCTTCATTAAAACACCTCTGATCTGTTGACCCAATATAATATACATTATTCCCAACAAATGACTGATCGTGATAATGACCAACAAAACAAGAATGAAATTTCTTAAATAACTCTCCTTTTATTTTATTTGAAACAAGGTTTTTGTCATTATTTTTAACCCCGTCAAATGAAATATGAGTGCCAAGTATATTTATTCTGGTTTTATCAACCTTAACTTGTTTCAAATAATTAAGATAAACAGTGTCTTCTTTGAAATAAGGAATTAAGTGAAGAACCAAATTGTCTAAACAAATTAAATCAGTTTTATCAATTAACTTAAAATTTGGATGGAACTTAAATTCATCAAGATAACTTTTTTCACTTTCATAGTCAACTTTGTCGTGGTTTCCAGGAATAGCAGTCAAATCAATTTTTGATTCCTGAAACATAGAAAGAACTTCTCCAAATCCATTCAATACATGAAGTGGCTGTGCTTTACGGCTTTTAAAAAAATCACCAAGCCCAATGACAGTGGAACAATTAAGTTCCACTGCCTTTGTTATGACCTGACCAATTATCTCCTTAACATGAACAAGATTGTTTTTGTCAAGGTGAATGTCTGTAATTAAAATTGCTACCGGCTTTTTCATTTTCCACCCATTTTAGCTCTTAACTTTTCCCTGAGTTCTTCTCTTTTTCTTGCAAGATCGTCCTGTACATTATCAGACTTTGTTTCAGAAGAGGATTCTTCTTTTTTTATAGTTGTTTTAACATTCTCTTTACTTTCTTTTTTCCAGGGAATTTTTTCTTTCTCAACAGGTTTTTCAGGTTCTTTTTCTTCCGGTTCTTCAGATTTTCTTTCTTCTTCCAAATCCGCAAGTTCCTCACGAATAGCCCCACGAATATCATCGTCAGAATGACTTTGTGTTACCATTATCGGGAGGTTGTTGTCACGAATAAATTTTTTCAGGTCTTTCCTTCCCATGTTATCAAGGTCAACGTCACTTGAAACATTTTCTTCCGGTTCACCATCTTCTTCTTTTTTGTCAAACGAAAGGTCTGATTCAGGTTCATCATCATTGATATTGCCTGCGTTTTCTTCTGGATAATCATCGCTATCACTTTCTTCATCAGAATCAGGATAATATCCGGCAATCTCCTCAACAATATCAAGCCACTCATCATGTGCAAAAACACCGATCTTGTTTTGTTCATCAAAAATACGTAACCCTTCAAGAGACTTTGTAAAATCTGAAGTGCGGTATTTGAAAATTTCCTGTAATGGTTCAAGTTCCATGAAGTCCTCAAGTTGTTTTTCAGTCAACTGGTACTTTCCCCTCCACTCCAAAGAAAGTTTGTAATAATCGTCTTTTTTCTTCTCTTTGTTATTATAAACAATAATAAGAGCCTTTCCATCGTCCGGATCAGAAAACGGATCGGTCATAATTGGTTCATCTGCCTGTTCTCCAATACACAGGTTATTCATTTTTTCAGCAGTTCTATCTGAAAACTCAAGTCTGCCAAATTCTGAACCACTTATTTTCAGTTTATCGGCGTAACAAACCCATGATGTTTTTGCGGATATACCCTTTTCCCAGTCCGTCATCGGAAAAATAAGTTTCGCAATTTCTTTTTGTTTTTCTTTTTCAGTTGCCTTTGACGGACCGTTTACTTCATCTGTAATAAGATTTGTAGCAAACTTAATATATTCTTCAATCAAATCTTTTTCTGTCTTAGCATGTACTTTTGAATTGAAAATAGGTCTTCTGACAATTTCTTTTACACCGTCTTTGTCGATTTCCTGCGGAAGCCAGTGTACAACCTTCGGAACAATAAAAGAATCATGTTCAGGATAAGCCGGATACAACCTGAATTTATTTGTTCCAATATCAATGTCAAGATAACCGGGTCTTCCTGAATTTTTTTTCTTTACAACAATACCAACTTCTTTCATCTTCCCTTTTAAGACTTCAACAGAAGTGGCTTTAAACTTTGATCTGTCAATTTTCATAACTTTACGGTTTTTTAGTTAATACTTATTTTTAGTTAATTTATCAAAACACTTAATCATAATTCCGTTTATTGTTCCTTCCATTATTTCATCTTCAAACTCACTTGGACGTAATTTTTCAGATATTTTGTTCAGTTTATCGTCTTTTGACTTAGCTGACCAGTATAATGAATTAAGATAATCCCTGTATTTTTCTACTTTAAAAAGTTTTTTTGATTTTAGGTTATTTCCGGTATCCTGTAAAACACTCCACTCAACCTCATCGTTTGTTGGTGCTTTCATTTTTGCTGCGCCACCTGAACCGTCAACTTTCCTGAGATTCTTTTTATACCTCTCTTTTAATTCAGCCCGATAAACTTCCAGATCAAACTTAGTATGTTTAACCATATCCTCTGCGTCTGCAAGTAATAAACCAAGCCTATTAAGTAAAACGGGAAAAGTAAGTATCTCACCAAGTATATTGGAATAATCAATTTTAAGAATATCGTCAACGTCAATTTCACCGTCAAAATCGGTTACTTTCAATACAACAATTTTATTTTCCAGTGGAATTTTAATTAATTCTAACATTGTTGAGGTAAATTTTTGTTAAAGATATATAATTTATATTTATCTACAAAATTTTAATTTAAAATTTCTACTTGTGAGTTATCTTCTGTATAAAGAACGTTCATGTTCTTATAATCATCATATCCGATTTTTCCGTCTATTATCAAAAGTTTTCCTTTAGCTAAAGACAGTTGTTTTCCGTAATCAGCCCAAGTAATCGGCCAACAAACAACCCAAATCATTTCATCATTACATTCAATTTGTATTTGCGCAAACTTGCCATTTTTACTGTTTCTTTCAATAAATCCAGAAATAACCCCTGCAATAATACCTCTTTTGTTTCCTCGTGAATTAAATTCAGAATAAAATTCAATAGGGTCTATTAATTTATTTGCACTTTGTTTGAATATTATAGAGAATTTAAGAATTACTCTTTTATAATTAAGATAACCAAATCCACATAATTCTTTCTGTCGTAATATCCACCAATATTCTTCATCTATTCTATTATTGTCAGTAAAAGTATCTTTTCCTTTATCAATTTTAATGCCTACTATTTTTCTGTATTTTTCAATCAAAGAAAGTCTTTCTTGTGGAGTTTTTATGCTTTCTATATTATCAAAACACCCTGAAAAAATAAGACTTTCGACAACTCTTTTATTGACTTTACTTTTAGGGACCCTTTCATAAAATTCCTTTAGTGAATAAAAATCGCCATTCTTTTCTCTTTCTTCTACTATTATTGAAACAGCTATATCGCCAACATTTTTTATTTTAGAAAGAGACCAATATATTTTAGCTTGCTCAAAATCAGTATAAAAACTTTGTCTTGAATAATTAATATCTGGCGGCAATACTTTAATAAAATCACCTATTTTATTTATCTCACAAATCAATTTTGAAATATTACTTTCTTTTGCGTACTCTAATGCAACAGTCCAAAACTGAATCGGATATTTATATTTTAACCACTGCCCTATATATCCAGTAATAGCATAAGCGACCGCATGAGAACGATTAAAAGAATATCCGGCAAACGCTTGTAATTTATTCCATATTTTTTTTACTATTTTTTCTTCATAACCGTTTTCAATAGCCCTGTCAATAAATAATTGTTTGTAACTATCAAGTAATGATTGTATTTTTTTTCCCATCGCCTTCCTTATTTCATCTCCTTCGCTAAAAGAAAAATCAGAAAGTATTTGTGTTACTTTGATAGCTTGCTCCTGATATATATATAAACCATAAGTGTTTTCTGTAACCTCTTTTAACACTTCAAGATCATATTCAGTGTTTTTTCTTCCATGCCTTAAATTAATATAGTCAATGTGAGCGTTTGAAATCATTGTTCCCGGTCTGTATAATGAAATCATTGAAATAAGATGCTCCATGTTATCAGGTTTCACATTTAAAGAATAACCTATCAATCCAGTACTTCCAAAATGATGTATATCCTGATTAAACCCTTTTTGAAACAATTTATAAACTCCTTTATCATTATATTCTAAATTAAAAACATTAATTTCTTCTCCTGTTGTTTTCTTTACAAGTTCTGTTATTTCCTTAAATTTATCAAGTTGTTCAAGCGAAAGAAGGTCTTCTTTTAAAAAACCTATTTTATCTAAATCACTTCCTTTCCATTCAGAAACTAAATTTCCGTCTTCCATACGAACGGGAATCCAATCAAAAATCTCCATAAAATTATCATCCCCGTCATGTTCTGGAAAAATAATCATTGCTGACGCATGAACGGATTTATTCCTTACCTGTGATATTATTAATTGAATGGCATTGATTAACTCAAAGTTTTTCCTTATAAAGTCAGTAAAAACAGGGTTTTTAATAGTATTTTTAAACACATCAATAAAAGTATCTGTTTCCTCCGGCTTTGTCTTTACATCTTTAAAATTAAACACAACAGATGCAGGATACCCATAAACACTCGCAAGGTCTTTTAACGCCGCCTTTAATTGAAATGTATTGTTATTTCCCACATAGCAGATATGATTATATCCATATTTTTGAACCAGGTATTGTTTTACGACATCCCTTTTACCAGCCTCTATATCTATATCAATATCCGGACAACCTTCTTTAATCCTTGCCTCATTTAAAAACCTCTCAAAAATCAAATCATAATCAAAAGGGTTTATTTTTATTATTCCAAGTAAATATGAAATTAACGACCCTGACGCACTTCCACGACCAATGCCAACGTATATATTTTCTTTTTTACAAAATTCAATAACATCCCAAAGAATAAGAAAATAATCAATAAAGCCTCCTCTTATTATTACATCAACTTCTTTTTCTATTCTTTCATAATACTTTTCTAAATCCTGTTCTTTTGACAATTTTTCTTCAACCCCTTTCTGAATTAAATTAAAAAATAATTCTTCACTATTTTCACATTTAAACTTTGGGAGGTGAAGTTTCTTTTCAATTCTAAAATCAACATTATTACTTACCCAATTTGTATTTGAACTGGCTTCAGTAAATATTTCCAATACCTTTTTTTTATCTGAAAACAAGGAACTCAATATTTCAAAATTATCATCAAGGTTTTTAAAATATTGATTTTTTGATTCATGCTGAAATCCCACATCACCTATTTTATTAAGGATTTTCTTGATATAACCGTCTCCTTTATCAAGGTAATAAGAATCATTTATTAAAATAGGCTCTACAAGATTTATATACCTGTCAAAATATTCTTTTAAAACCAAAAGACTTTCTTTATCTTTTTCATCTCTTTCCCAAACAACGGTATCTATTTGATAAAAAACTTTTTCAAAATTTCTTTTGAGAATAGGTAAATCACTGAAAAACAAATTGTCGCATAAAATAAGAACAAGTCCAGAACTATACTGAATTAAGTCATCAATTGTAACACCTCTTTTTTGAACATTTATAATGCAATTTAGCCTTAATAAGTTTTTCCACCCCTGATTATTTAAAACATATATTTTTATATTTGCGTTTTCTCCTTTTCTTACAATATTAATGCTCTCTCCTATAACAAATTTTATATTTTCTTTCTGACACTGAAACTGTAATTGAAGAACCCCCGCTAATGTATTTTTATCACAAATTCCAACAGTGTCATATCCATAAAACTTAGCTTTCTTAATCCAATCCGGAAACTTTCTTGAACCATTACAAATGTCATATTCTGAATGAATGCCTAAATAAGAAAATGGTTGCTCAATTTCTTGAACACACTTACCTAAATATTTAAACGGATTAACTTCTGGATTCTTTTCTGTTTTAATTGGTGTATAGTAATACTTTCCACCAAATTTGAATAAATAAAAATCTGTTAAGTCTTCCATTGCTTTTTCAGCCGGAGAAAGAATTAATTCAAACTTATCAGTAAACATTTTTTTCTTATATTCAATTAAAAGAAATTTACCAACACCCTCAATTTTAAAAACATCTTCTAATTCGGAATTTAACAAACTAAGTTTATTATCAACTATCCATTCACTTAATTCAGTCATATTGGTAAATTCACAGTATAAGATAGTATTCCGCTAATTAACAAGGACACCACCATGCCTTTAATTTATTTGTTTTAAAAATAAAAATATCGCCCTTTGTATTGTTATAGATGATTTTCAACTGTTCAAAATTAAAACCCTCTTTTAATTCATCATTTTCTTTTAAACATAACACGCTTACAAAATATCCGTTTTCTATTAATTCATTATTATTTAAACTAATAACCGAATCAATAGATTCTATTTTTAATTCTTTATAAACTGAATTTACTTTTGTTATCTCGTTTTCAAAATCAATTATAAACCCGTAATTTTTTTTACTTTTTTCTTTATTTTTCCTTTCTTCTTTTCTTAATTCTTCTAAAAATGAAATATATTTTTGAGCTACTTCTTTATTAATAACAATTCCGTTATTAATAAAGATTTTTCTTTCTATTATATATTTTTTTATAATAGAGTTTTCTTCAAATAATCTTGAATATAGATCTATATTATCTGATTTTAAAATAATCTCTTTTTCATTAAAATAAATATCTATTTCTCCGTCCGGAATTACACCAAATACTTTAGAAAAATCTTTATTAATTATTATTGAATCACAATTAATATTTAATTGATCTGAATTGAAATAATCAAAATATAAATGCATCTTATTTACCCCCCCTATATATGTTTTATCATTAATATTAAATAAATGAATTTGGTTAGAAATACCCTTTTTTACAATATTAAACTTATTTATAAATTCCTGCGATTGAAGTTTTCCTATATATATATAATCAGAAATATTCTTTTGACAAAACGGATATTCACTAATAGTTTTATAAAAGATTAAAGCATTTCCTTCAAGTTTATAAAGGCCATCCGGTTTATTTATTCCTGAAATATTTATAATATTTTCAAGATCAGTACAGGTCAAAATTTTATTTTCGATTTTTATAAAATCAAGTATTGGAAGATATGTTTTGTTATTATTATTAATAAAGCTCTTTATTACGGATATTTGTTCTTTAGTTAAATCAGAATATTCACCTTTCTTTATTTCTATATTTACTTCATCAATATATTGTTTATTATTTGAATAAACAATGTTTTCAATTAAATCATAATTTGAACAAATCCCTACATTTCTATCAATATCACCATACCATCCATCTTCAGAAATCTTTCCATAATCCCCCGGCATTAACATAGCAAATAATGAAAATTTATTTCCTTTATATTCAAATAAAATAGAGTTATTATATGATAATTTAATTGATATTTTACTAATACCTGTTTTTATAAATAGAATAAGTAAATCTCTTATAAAATTCAATTTATATGTAATTATCAATTCGCCAACAAAACTGAATTTCATTAATTTATTTGATTCATTTGTTAAATTTGTTCTATCAATAAATTGAATAAAAGCAAGGCATCTATGACAATCTAATTCACCGTCAACTAAAAAATCTGTTAGAACAACATTGTGATAATCCGGGTATTTAAAATCAACCTTATCACCTATTTTATATTCTTTTTCACCAAATTCTATATTATGAACTAAATATTTACCGTCATATTTTACGTTTTCTATATCACTTATGATAACTAATTTCATTGTATCATTAAAAACTATTTCATTTTTTTCTTTATTAAAAAAAACACAAAAGGTAAATTGACTATCATTTTGCGGATAAAGAATAGACTTAACCAAACCCATAAATTGTTTGTTTTCCGGGCTAAATTCAAATTTAACCGGTTTTGGTCTTTCATAATACTTATTCGCTAAAGGAATAATTTTATTAAAATCACTTTCAGCATTATTTATTTCCATGATTCTTTTTTTTATATGATGATATAGTACTGTAAACAAATGAATAGTCAGATTCCATTAATTTTGAAATCTCTTTTATTGTTAATCCGGTATCATAAAGTCTTCTAAATTTTTCCGATTTACTTATTTTTTTTTCTCTAAATACCCTTATTTGTTTCATTGTTAATTTAATTCTGTACTTTTTCTTTCCAATTTTTGGAGGGGTTAAATACAATCTTATTTGTATTAAATACTCAATCCAATGACAACCAGATTTTACTAAATGATCAGTCAATTCAATAATTCTTTTTGCTTTTTCTTCCCCAAATTGATTTACAATTTCTTCTTCAAGTTCATCTTTTGCAATTTCATTTTTTGTATTGTTCTGATAAACATAGAAAAACCTCTTTATTTCAGAAAAATCAATTGAAGTTTTTTCTGCAACAGGTTTGTTTTCCTTTTTTCCCCACTTTATTTTCTTTATTATCTCTGCCTTTAACTCCGTTTTTGTTTTCTTTTCAGGTTTCCTTATTTCTAATTCATCAGATATACTCCGTAATTCAGACAATGAATAACGAAATATATTCTCAATAATTATTTCTGGATTCATTTTTATTTATTTATTAACAAAATTAAATTGAAATCCTGGAGAAAAGTTATACCCTTCTTCAATACACATTTTGTAAAAAATAACATTTAACTTTTTTTCTTGTTCTTTTGTAATACATTCAACAGTTAAATATATTTTGTGATTGGGTATTTTAAGTTTTTCTTGTAATTTAATTAATTCATTTATGTTTTCCTGAGTAGAAATACGAGGTTTTAACTGATAATCTTCATGCTTTGTTATTAACTCATACATTGCATCATAATTCTTTCTTAACTTTTCATGTCTTTGATAAATTTCTTTTGAGACAGAATTTTTTGTTGGGGTTGAGTTTGAAAGTTTTAGAGACAAAGAAATAAAATCAGCACAAGTACTTACAAATTTTGAACCTTCAGTTTCTATTGTTGTAAATTTTTTATAATGACTTGCTAATAGACAAATTTCTTGTAATAACGGAGGATGAAGTGTTGGACTTCCGCCAGTTATTAATACGTGTTTTATTTGTTCATTTTTTGATAAATATGTTTCAATTTCTTCAAGTGTATAGTTTTTCTTTTTATGGTCATTTTCAAATGAAAAATCACAAAACACACAGCTTAACGGACATCCTGAGAATTGAATTAAAATATGAGGTATACCAATATACATACCTTCATATTGTATTACAGTTGATAATTCAATTATTGGTCGTTCTTGTTTATAATTCATCATAATTTATTAGTCTTTTAAATATTTTTCAATAGCTTCTAATTTATTATCAGATTCAGTTTTTAAATGGCCATGAACGTGATATTTTTTACTTCCATCAGGAAATTGTTTTGTAACAATTCCGACGTTCCATTTTAATTCAAAATCTTTAACCTTTATTTCTGTGAATTTTTCTCTTGCTGACTTTATAACTATAAGCATTTCGTCTGGAGTTAATCCGTTTTCCTGCATTTCTTTAATTATCTTATCAACTATTTCTTTTTCTTTCATAATTTTTATATTTTAAAATTTATCACAATATTCTTGTTATTAACTCAATATCAAAATATTTAATCACTTTATCAATTTTAACCTTTACCTTGTTTTTTTTTCCATCATACCCTAAACTCTTACAGACAATAGTTTCATTGTTTATTACCACTGATACATCCTCCCCTTCAAAATAATAATTTTTTTTATCAAGTGTTCCAAAAATAGACTCTGGAAGTTTATCACTATAATAAAATTTTGGATAACCTCCACTTCCATAAACTTCTAAATAAATTTCTTTCTTTACTGTTTCATTATCAAATATATTTGGGAGTCTATTCCTCAAACTAATGTCATCTATTTTTATCTTTTTCCAAATTATTAATTTTGAATAAAAATTTTTATCTTGTTGATATGGATAAATTCTTCTTCTCAACTCGGTAATAACATATTCAATCTGCAATTGTTTTAAATAACTAACTAAACTTAAACCCTTATCACCCATTAAACTAAATTTTTTATGAATAATTTTGAATATTTATAAGAAAATGGTGACTCCAAATTGCAAAAAATATCTGATAATTCACCAAAGGTTAAATCACCGGGATCACTGTCTGAACTTTTAATGTGTGCAACCTGAACATTAAACCACATTTCCAACTCAAATGAATTTTCCTGAACTTCCTTCAAAGCATCAGGATCATATAATAATATAATGTTTTTAATTTTTTTGTCCTTTAGTCTTTGAATATGATACTTTGTTATTCTTTTTCCAAATGTACAGCAACACTTCATTTCTAATAAATCATCTAATCCAAGTAAATTTTCAATATTGAATTTATCTGTAATACCTTCAACTAAAATAACTGTATTAGTTTCATTCTCTATTATTTCTTCAAACCCGAACAAAATCTTCTCAAAATCAGTATTAGTTGAGTTTATATATCTTTGGTGTCTTTTTTTGGAACCCTCAAGTTTCCTTCTTTCATTGAACCATTCAATCCATTCTTTTGTTTTTCTGCTTCTTGAAACATACCCGACACATACATCATTTTCCATTATTAAAAGAGTAATGTAATTTTTTCTTAATCTCGGTTCTAATTGAGCAAATCCAAATATATATTTTTCAAATTGATAAGTTTTCACTCCTCTGCTTTTTAAATACCAATCTGAATAAACCCTTTTAAATCCAAGAGGGATGTTTTTCTTTTGTAATATGTAGTCTTTTTCTTCTTCTTCAAATAATTCCTTTTGTTCAATACGAGGTACTGTTTCATCAAACTCAACTAAATCAAGTCTCCCTATTTTTTCAAGTAAAATGTTTATATGTCCCTTTTCGCCACATTTTCCTGAAAAACAATTAAATGATGAACTTTTATACCCAAAAACAACGCCCATTTTTTCGCCACCACAAAAAGGACAATTCTCAGCAACATACCATCCTTTGTTACCTGACTTTCTTAATTTAAGACATTCTATGATAGCTTCTTTATTCATTGTTTTTTAAATAATTTTCAATAATCATATCAATAAAAGTTTTCAATCGTTTTCATCCTATCATAAAACCTATCATACCGATAATTCTGATAAATTTTAATTGTTTGTCCTGCTTTGAAGTGCCTTAATTTATCCAAATAAATCCTCATCATTCCATCCCTATATTCATCTTTTGTTTGATTCAGAGACATCACGAAACTAAATGAATTTGTTAATTCTTTTGTATTTGAAGCATAATGCCTGTCTATAACCCACTCCGGATCATTCCATAAAGTTGGAGGCACATCACTTGCTTGTGTAGGGACAGTTACCCTTGTTTGATATTCAACAGCAATATTTTTTAATTTATCGGCAATCGCTTCCCTTCTTTGCTTTTCATCATTTACACCATATCTTTTGCCGTTTCCGGGATGGGAAATTTTTTCAAGATAATCTATATAAACATCGTCAATCCGGCCATGTATTTTGATTAAATCAGAAACAAATAATTTTATATCAAACATTGAAGCAGACTCAAACTGTTCGTAAGCATGAACATAAATATCTGACCCTTTTGCTCTTATATCTTTTACTATCTTTTGAAGTTTCTGATATGTTTTATTATGTATATTACCAATTTTTACATCACTCATTAAACAAGCCGTCCAAGTAGCATCATAACCATTTAAGCATTCTTGCTCCGAACCTTCCAACTGAACATGAGCAACTAAATTACCTCTCCTTGCCGAATGAACTGCCATGTGTCGGACACATTTCGTTTTACCAACCCCTGACCGGGATATTACCAGTGTTGTGTCAGTTACATCTTTCCCTCCATTAGTAATATCATCAATTTCATCAATTCCAAAAGGTATCTTGTGAATAAACTTACTTGTTTTTGAATTTATAACTCTTATTTTGTTTCTATTTTCAAAATCACCAAATATTGATTCATAATATTTAGTCCCCTTTTTAATTGAAAAAGTAGATAGTTTTTCAGAAAATTTATTTAACTCTCCCCTTGCTTTTTCTTTCTCACCCTTACTATAAGTCTCACCAAATTTATAATAAAAGGTTTCTGCCATTGCATCTTTTAAAAAATCCTCAAGTGACTCCATTGCAGAATCAACTTCAAGTACATCAGCTTCTTTTATTTTTTCAAGTAATTCAACTGCATCCTGATCTTTTTTAACCCTTCTGTCAAAATACTGAGAAATCATACCAATAGTAGGAACTTTCTTCGTTTCACTTATTGAATATTCAGTCTTTATAGCTTTCCAAATTTTTTTATATCCCTCGATCGGAAGATAGCTATATTCTAAATGTTCAATTAATATACTGATAACCTTTGAGTTTCTAAAACAAAGTTTAAACAATTCATTAAGAAAATTATCACTGAGTTTGTTTGAGGCCATTTATTATAGATAATTCGCTATAAATATAAATAATATATTTTGAAAACCAATTAAAGAAAATCAAATGAAAATGATTCATTGACATATTTACAAGCCAAAATAGCTAACCATAACGAATAAACTGTATCATCATTTTCACTTATACTTGCAAGTCTGTTTTTATCAGTCCATGTTATACTACTTAATTCTGATGCAACTACATCTGTCATATCTCTTGACTGTGCGTCACCTCTCGGAAATTTCATCCTGCTTTGTTCAAATAAAATAGCCAGTCCCGGTAACCCTTTATCCAAATCAAACTTATTTGTTCCAGTTGTATGAGGAACAACATTCAAATTTGAATCATTTGCCAAATCTATCATTACTTTCTGAAAAGCGTTCGCCTCTGCCATAATTACGTCAGGAAGAAAATTAGCCTTTATTTGTTTTAACATTGCAATCTGCTTACTATAATGAACCCCCTTTTCTCTCCAATACCACAACAACCAATAATTGTCAAGTTCATCAATCCCTATTATTGTATAAACTGTATAATCGGCATCCATTTTTTCAGAAATAGCAAAGTCACAACCAACACCTATTTTAACAAATTTTTTCTTAAATGAAAATATATTAGGTGTCATTATATAATCATCCATCCCTACAAATGCTTTTCTTATAATCTCATAAGGGAAAATAGAATTAGCATCTGAAACAGGAGTCACAAGTATTTCTCTTGAAAATTTAATTGAACCCTGTGAATCTTTTTTATCTAACAAATCTTGAAGTGTCCATCTATCTTCCCACAACAATTTTCCATTTGGAAAAACACCAGGATACTCAAAGACCCTCCACTTAGGATTAACTTTTAAATTCCCGTATAAATCTTTTTCATGGAATGGTGTTCCGATAACCTTAACCTCACCGGCCTTTAATACCATGTTCATTATTTCAGAATGGAAAACTTCTTCAAACTTTTCTCTCTGTTCTAATGAATATAAAGCTGATTTATTCAAAAAATCATCTACAACAATATAACCTGGATGAAACCCCCTTAAGGAACTATCAAAAGCTCCAAGCATTAACATTGCTCCATTTAAACAAGTTACCCCGTCCTCACCCCAACCTATTTTACCAGGATACAGTCTCTCTCTCAATATATTGTTGCCTTCAACTTCTTCTCTTATAAATTTTAATAAATGCCTTGATAATTTAAACCGATTAGTTATAAGCATTCCAAGTTTAGTTAATCTTGCAGAAGGGGTATTTGGTTTATGTTGATACATTTTCCACAAAAGATATGCAAAAGAAAAAGCATGAGATTTACCATGATCTCTGGCCGCAAGAATACAAAGAAACCTGTGAAGTTGAATTAAATTAAACCATTCAATATGATGCCAGCTTACATCAAACCCCGAAAGACAACTGATAACAAAATAATTAAGACTTATACACCTTAATTCTTCTTCTACATCTTTCGTTAAATATTGAAGATAATCAAATGTTAAGTTTTTTATGGGTTTAACTTTACATGAAAAAGCCTTCAATGTTTCGTCTGTAAGAACCTTTAAAATTTTATCTATATCCGTTTCATTCCCTGAAAACAACTCGTTTAGTGCCTCCGGAGAAAGACTGGAAATAATTTGTTCAGTAAACTTATAGGATTGATTTATTTCTTCAATAGAAATAATTCTTTTTTTTGGAAGAAAAACCTTTTTCATCTAAATTTCAAATGTATCCCTGAACCTTTCTTCTTTTTTTTCTTCTTTTACAATAACTGTGCTTTCTCTAAAGCAATTTGCAAAATATTTAAATAAGCGCATTGTTGCCTCTGTATCTGGCATAGCTCTGTGAGCGTCCACAAGATTAAACCCGGATTTCTGACAACAAGTACTTAACTTATGGTTTTTCATTGTATCATCCAATCCCCATTTTAATCTTGAGATACACATAGTATCCCACATAAAACTATCCACAACAGAATATAGGTTTTTCTCACAAAACTCAAAAGCATATTCAAGAAATGGTGAGTCAAAACTTTTAAAATTATGTCCAACCATTTGAATCTTTTTATACTTACCCATCTTTAACATTGAAAAGGCTTCGGTTAATTCGTCAACTATATCTTTTATCTCTCTTCCTTCTTTCTCAAGTAATTCAGGTATTATTCCTGTTACCTTTTGAGCTTCTGGACTGTAAAATAAGCCATTATAATTTTTTACTAATGATTCATATCTATATATTTCTTCCAAATTAGTATCAAGAAATATAATAGCTATTTCAGTTATTGGGTTTTTTTCAGCAGAAAAACCTCCTGTTTCGAGGTCTATTACTGCAAAATTATTGTCATAAATCATTTGAGATAATTTTTTTTATTAATATTTAGTTTTATTTCACAATCTTTATAATTTTGTTATTCATTTCACTGTATTTTAATTAATTAAAATTTAAAAAAGTAATAAACGAAGTTAACTACCACTGCATATTAGTTATAAGCCATTAGCCCAACGCTCTGTTGCTTCCTTATATATTTCCGTGTCCAATTCGCTTAATATCCATTTTCTATTTAAACTATCTGCCACCTTACCCGTAGTTCCGCTACCACCAAAGCAATCAAATACAGTCTCGTTTTCATAAGAATAATATCGTATTACATTTTCCGCAAGTTTTTTTGGGAAGGATGCTGTGTGCCAACTTTTGGTTTCGGGTTGTATTTCCCACACGTTAGTTCGTTCATATTCACCGTTCACAAAGCTGTTATTTTGTAGTACCTTATCAATCAAAAAATTGGCTTTTTTCTTAAATACAAGTACATATTCTGTAACTATGTTCGGCTTGTATGCTACTGGCTTTCTATGTCTGTAAAACCCACCATTTCTATTCGCTGCTGCTCCATCAGGTTTCTTCCAAATTATATCTTCCAAAAACTCAAAGCCAATTTTCTCCATCATTGGTACAAAGTAGTAAGGTAATGGTATTCGGTAGCTTTGTTCACTACGTTTCTGCCTCTTTACAAGTACAGGGCTAATATTAATTACACACATTCTACTTGGTTTTAGCACTCGTTCAATCCCAAAAAAAACTTGCTCCATTTCGTGCATATAATCCGCTACACTACTATATTGGCTGTATTCTCTTGCATTGTAGTAAGGTGGCGAAGTGAACACTAAGTCTATGCTATTATCATCGAGTCTATTTATAGTTTCTTTACAGTCCTCATTCCAAAATTCCCCACGCTCAAATAACGGCTTATAACACGTGGTTAACGTCATTGCCTTTTTCTTCGTTGATAATTTCTTGGTTTTCCATGTTTTGTATTTCAATTAAAGTTTGTACTAAATTTAAGGTCGGCAACGAACGCCAACCGTCAAACATTATAGCCAATATGAAATAAACTTACCAGCCATAAATAAAAGTCCGAATATTGCAATTAATCCTATCATTTCAACGCATTTATTTTGGAAGTGCTGTTTAAACGATAGCTTTGACCTACTTACACATTTACCTGAATAAGATAAATGTATCCTTATCCAGTAAGTCATTTCAATTGCACTATCAATATTACCTTTGCAAAATTGAATAATCATCCATCCTATTTCCCAAAATAAATGCTCAGCCCAGTTAAACATACTGGCTATAATACCGCATAAAACCAATAAAGGTTTCAGTGCATTTCGTAGGTTAGTAATTCTATTTAAGTATTTCATATATTGATAATTAAGTGTTTCAAATTCCTTTACTGGTCTTATGCAAAACGTTATAAAACAGTTTGCGAATATCGTTTCAGTGTTTTACCGCAAATCTGGCATTTATCAGTAAATGTTTTTTCAATCGGAATTGCACAATCGCAAACCGATTTTATAGCAGGTATAACACAATTTTTTGCTTGCGTTAGTGCTGCTATAATGTCATTGCAATTAATAAGCATTTCTGCTATTTGCTTTTTAGGCAACTTCATATACATTGCCATTTTTTCTTCTTTTGTCTGTTGTACTATCTGTAACATATTTTTAAGTTTCATAGTCTTTAATTTGTTAATATATATGTATATTTTCGTATCTACATATCAAAAATTTCACTCACCTAATAACCTATAAACCTTCACTCCCGCAAAACGCAAATCAAGAGGCATTATTTCATTTCCCCCTAAATATGGAGGTAAGTAACCTCTCCTGATATAACCCTGAACATCAGAAACAGTAAAAGGGACACCTGATTTTTTCTTTCCAAATTTCTCATTTAAAAAATTAGTAAGCTGTGTTAATGTAAAATCTTTACCTTCCTGAATAGTTTGTTTCTTGTTTTCCATTTCATAAGACATATTGTTTTTAAACCAATTTTGACATTAATAGACAATAATATTGATAATCATTCACTTTTATAAACTTCATCCTTTCATTAAAATTCAAAAGTTTTCTTTTTTCATTCATTGAACCGTGTTCCCAAATATCATGGCAACCTTTATTTCCGTTCATACTTAAACAATCGAATACAATGTTTTCTTTTACACACTCAAATTTAGTGTTTTGACCTACCGGAATTATATGTGAATGACTTAATGGATTTACCCGACTTCCGCACCCTGAACATATCCTTTCTCTTTCGGTATCTATTTCCCGGTAAACTTTGTTTTTAAGTTTCATTATTTCAGCTTTCTTTTTTGAAACCTGATTTATTACTTTTGATTGTGTTGGTAAATTATATTTTATATGACAATAATAAGATTCTCCCGGATGAAGTCTTTCCCAATTACATCTATTACACAACCAATATTTTTTGTTTACTATTGGTAGGTTTTTATTACACTTTTCGCAAAGTCCTCTCTGCATATATTTTAGGTAAATTTATTTTCAATAATCCAATGCAACTGTTTTTAAAAAGACAACTAAAACAAAACTTACTTTTTCGATTGTAAAAGGTTGTGTTTTCAATACAATTTAAAAACCCCTCAGTATTGCCATAAAACCTTTCCTTTTCTTCTTCTTCTCTTTTACTTATATCAGTATGGGTTTTTTGCTCTGTTTTTATTAAATCACCCTTTTTTATTTCATATTGTCTACAAAATAATTCTGAAAAATAAATCTGGTTATTGTCTTTCTCAATGAATCTTTTTAAAGCCTTGTTTCCAATAATCCAATTAAAATAAACCCTTCTTTTCCCGAGTTTCGTTCTTTTCTCATCCCAATACATAAACTGAAAAGAAAAATAAAAAAATAACCAATCAAACCCAATTCCATCACCGTATTTTTTTTGAACCTTCTTTATAAAATTTTGGGTTGTTTTCTTGTCTTTATCAGTATATGTTAACGAAAATAATTCATTATTCGTTATCTTCCTATAAAAGTACTCAAAGAACTTTATTGTTTCACTTTCAGAAATCACAATTAAATATAATTTTTATAAAAATATAAATAATATATTAATTTTCCAAATTTAGACAAACACCTTGTACTGCCCCTTACTGACTAAAAAATCCCCCAAGTATGCATTAGAAAGAGGCATGGGGGATATATTGCCAGCAAGGGCTACTTCAAAGATACAAAATATTTAGGAACAAAGGTGAACTACCCACCCACGCCAGAGGCGATGGGTTTGGCTTCGGAAGTATGTGCAAATATACAAAAGTTTAAAGAAGAAACAATATTTATTTAAAATAATCATTAGCTTTGTATTGGGTCGCTTACATCCCCATAGCCTAAAGGCGTAGGGGTTTACGCTCAATTAGGTGAACTAAAAAAATTAAATTACAAAGAATAAGAAGTTAATTATTTAGATGGGTAAGAATAAGAATTAAATCGCTTATCTTGCGGATTGCCAAGACGTAAGTAATTGATGACCGTTTCTAATCTTATATTCTCCTTCTCTAATTCTTTTATTTTTTCTTTAAGTTCGATAATTTTCAATTCAAGAATTTCAAATTTATCCATATATTGTTTTATCTATCAATTGAATACGCCAATCTCAATGACCAATTTTGATTAAGTTTTTCAATATTGGGATTTGGATATTTATTCCAATATTCAACAGAATAAACACATTTTATTAACAGTTTTTTCAACAAATTGCAAGTAATTTGAAAATCACAATCAATATCGTAATCAGAGAAATCGTAAATATTTGGTTTGTAAAAGAAAATCAACTCGGCGAAAATCCTGTCTGAAATATTTTGTTTCAACTTCGGTCGGATAGATAACCGTATTCTGTTCTGTTCATCAATATCTGAAACAAAAACAGTCTTTTCATATAAAATAGCTGCACTAATAGAATATTTTGCCCTTTGCCTTTTTAGGAATAAATATTTTAGTCCAAATAAACCATAATTTTTACTCTTAATATCCTTTATTTCATTAACCCTATACTGGTATAATACAAACGGACTTAAGGTTGATTGTGGCTTGTAATCAACCTGAAAATATATCTTTAAATCTCTATTTGTTACCCTATTCTCATTTTCTGAATATAGAAATTCACACCCCGTTGAATATTCAAATAACGAATCCTTTCTTATAACCTCAAATAAACTGTTTAAATTCAAGTTTTGTATCTGTCCTAATGACAATCTACCTCCGGTTTCAAAACTTAGTTTAAATTGAGAAAAACAAGGTATAAAGGAAAATAGCAATATAGATAAGAAAACAAACCTCATTAATCCCAGTCAAAAATAATACTTATTTCATCTTCTGTTGAAAGGGTTTCTCCATAATGTTCTTCCAGATAGTCAAGTGATCTTTGTTCATCAATAACATCTGTTTCTAACGCTCTCTTTATCCAAAGGCCGACATACTTTCCGGCTAAAATATTTCCAAGAAGTTTCTTGTTTACAACCCCGTCAGCTTCATAAAATGTAGCATAATAAGGTAATGCTTTTCCACTTGCAATTTCCTCCATATAATAGCCGCCATCACCGTCTTCCATTAATTCAACAGCGGCAAATTCAAGTTTAGAAAAGCATCCGTCCGGATAATCAAAATAAATATAAACATTAGAAAGCATTGAAACAGCCTCATTCTTTATGACAATCCCGATAATATCAAATCCGCCTCTGGATTCAGTAAGCAAACTTATGTCTCCAAAAAGATTATTTACTAAAGCATTTGGAATAGGTATTGAAGAAACATAACCACCTAAAGAATATTCTTTTTTCGGTTGTGATTCAAGATAAGACTTACCTCCGGTATAATAAAGTTTAATCATAACTAACTAAGTTTACCTCCTACAACAATTATTAAAGTAGCATACTCTCCGGCAGCTAACCCCGCTATCTCTGAAATAAGTATCTCTTTGTCAAAATCACTTATGTTTGCCAACTGAAACTGACTTCCCTTAAACACTTCAACAGCATCAAAAGAAACCGTGAATTTTATAGGATCAGGTGTTACACTCGTTGACGTTTCCCTTTTGTAACAAAGTACATGAATAAAGGTTGCGTTTGCTTTTGTTATGCTTACATGATCAAAAATATTAATCGAATAAGTTGCAGACAAAGTGTAACTTACTGAAAATATTTTTCTGTCAACAGCGTCTATTTGAAAGTCAGAAGACTCATCTCCTTCAATGAGATTGTTTACAAGAAATTGATTTTCTAAAGAACCTTCTTGTTCTTCTGTTAATGTGGTTTGAATTTTTAAACTCATGTCTTATTGTGTTTTTAACCTTCGTACATAACTGTCAACCATCCACGGTTAGGAGGTGTTCCTGGGGGTGTTACATAAGTTCCCCAAGAACCCCCTGAATTTCTTATCAAAACAACCCTATTCCCAATAGATTGAAGAGAGCTTATTCCAAAATAACTTGAACCATCTGAAATTACAGAAGGTGTCATTAAAAAATTAGCGGCGAAATCATCCCATATTTGAACGCCAATAATTCTGCTTTTTAAAACATCAATAGGGTTACCTTCGGCATCGTTTCCAAGTGGAACATCATGTGTTGCATCATTTAATAAATCCCAGTCTCCAATAGTAACAACTTTCGTTTTAAGTCCTACATTGCCTGTAATAACTTCTTCTTCTGCTACATAAATAGCATCTGGAACGTGAATATTACCTAAAACATTTGATTCCTGAATAATTGTTTCACCTCCAACATTACCAACCGGAAGATCATTATAATATAAATCCCATCCTGTTTCATATCCTTTGTATCCAAAATCAATTAATTGTAATCCAAAACCAGTTAAATCAGTATTAAAATAAACCTCAATATACTGAGCTTGTGAATCGGGGTTTCCAAGTCCATCGTCAATATAAACAAGTCTTACTTTATCCCATCTCGTTGACCCTGTAAACATATTTCTATCCAAAGTAAATCCACCATAAGCGTCAGACCAAAATGAATCAACCCTTATTGTTAAGTAATCTGGAGCGTAAACGCCTCCCGCAATATAAAGGTTAATAATTGCCTGCCCCCGTCCAGAACCAAGAATATTTTTCGCAACTCTTCTCCAAACACCCGCTCCATTTGTATTCGCTGAATATTGTTGCTTCGTTATTTCATTAGTTGAGTTTAATATCCAGTCAGTTGCATCAAAAATACACTTTACAAAGTATCCGGCAGGAGAATAACTAACAAAACTGTCAATTTCTTCTGTATATTCTCTTAGTAAAACATAACTTGATGGACTGACATAATCTGTAACAATCTTTATAGTACATCCGTTAAAATCAGCTATTGCCTGATTAAAATGAAGTATAAAGTTGTTTCCGTTAATGCAAGAATCACCGTCTACATTTGTTTTCTTTATATTAATGTACATGTCAGAAGAAAGGGTTATCCCATTTCCTTTAATCACTTGATACTGATAACTACTTCCTACTGTCAAATGAACAACAGAAACGGCAGGATCAAGCATTAATTCCTGAACACCAAATAAATCACCTGTTTCAAGACCGGCTAATCTGTTATAATAACTTCTTGAACTCGGTATTAATTCAATATAACCGTCATCCAGATCAGGTAAAGCTGAAGGTTCATAGGTTTTTCTGTTTCTGTCAAGTGGATTGAGATTCAGTACACCATTCTCATCATAAGAAGTTTCATCATAGTAACCTGAAATTATATCATCCGGTAAAACTGTCCACTCAGTGTATTCCCTGAATTTCTTATAACGATATTTGATATTATACTTATAAACAACAGAAGCTGAAGGAACAAGTAAAAATAACTTTCCAAACGCTTTATTTATCGGAAAAGTAAATACGTTATCTATCTGCTCAATCTCTGTATCTGCCTCATCGTACCAAGCCTGTATTTGAATTTCTTCAACATCCGGAACAATTATTATTTCATCTACTGATTCTTCATAATCGTCTATGTCTAATGAATCAACTGTAATTAATAAAGAACCTCCAGATTTTATGCTTGAAATAACTGTTTTCCAACTTCCATTTTTAGCATAAAGCCTCCAACCGTTAAAATCTCCATCCGTAAAATTTATAAATCCATCAGCGTCTTTATACCTTCCGTTATCACAGTTTGTTATTGTAAATTTTCTTAATTCAGGGGAATAACTCCAATCAAAGGTTCTTATCCCCCATCCTATCATTACCTGATTTTTTACTCTGGGGGAAAATGGATTATCATATTTTACACTTTCAATACCGATAACTGAGTTTACTGTTGTTTTATCTATATACCATAAATCATAACCAACCTTTGTTCTCCAAAAGTCAGTTCTTTTGTCATGTATTGTAATAACTCCAGAATCATTTTTTACTCTTGCAATATAAAATTCTTCATCAGTTAAAGTTATTGTCGGAGGAACATTTGGTGTTAAGGGGTCTTCTGCAACTAATCCACCAGCCGCAACCGTAAAAGCAATACAACTGTCATATTGAAATATTTCTTTTTCATCAGAAATAGGAACCGCATCAGGAGAAAATGTGCCAATAACTGAATATTCCAAATCAGTTTCAGCCTGAAAAACACCTGAAAGAACAACATTATTGTCGTCTATTACCTCAACAACATCATATTCTAAAATGTTAAGTGTAGAACCGTAAAACTTAATTCTTGCCGGAAAATTAGGCTGACCTCTCAAAACGTCCTCAAAAGCTGTTCCTGTTCCAGTTAAATTCCCGTTCGCATCAATAGAAACTGTTCCGGTTTCTTTAGGTGAATATTCGTGTTTTATTTTAATCCAATACCAATCCCCTCCTGCCGGAATTGCTATATCAGATTGTGGGTTTTTTACAATAATTAAACCATTCTTGTCAATAGCATAAGAAGTATTAACTATCTTAACTTCACCAGAACCAGAAGTTTCAACTTTAAAATTATTTAAAACTGAATCATCTTTTGTTTTGATAATTCCAAAACTAAAAGAATTATCAAGCAAACTTTTTCTGTATCCCTCATCAACGATAAATTGAATCAGTCTATTAAGTTCCTGTTTTTCAAGAAAACAATCCGTACTAAATTTCAAATATGACATATCAAATGAATTTATTTTTTATTGTTGAATTATACGGTATCAAATATTCTCTTATTATCTGTTCCACCTGATCATCTGAATATTTTCCACTATTATTTTTTAACCATGTCAAAATTAAATTTTTTACACCTAAAAACCCAAAAGATTGATCAGTAACCAATGGTCTCACTTTAAAATCCCATACTTTAATTGTACTTGAAAAAGCCTCTGAATTATTATTAAGTATCAAAACAGGAACAATATAACATGGATTTACAGAACCAAACTTTAAGTGCTCTCCATACCCTATATTTAATGTCCCTTCTAATGACGGTAACAATGATTTATCTTTATTAAAAATGACACCCCTTATAAAATACCATGTATCAACTATGTTTAACTGTATTCTATTAAAAAACAACCCTACTCCAACTTCTAATGCTCCTGTAACCGCATTATACAAACTTATCATATTATCATTTATATCATAAGCTGCAACAGCAAAAGATATATTCTGAACAAGAGTTTCTTGTTTTACCAAAAATGTTATTTCATAATCAACTGTATTATCAACCTTTATTTTTTTACTTAAATCACTTCCATCTGGAAAAATACCGGACTGTTCATTTAAAGGAACCCCTGTTATTTGTAAAACATCCCTGCCTCCATCTGTTACAATAGAACAATAAGAATCATTATTTAAAGGATAGTTGTTTAAATCAACAAAATCCTGTGTATTCTCATAACCCTTTATAACATTAAACATATTTTTTATTCCTCTGTACATCGGGGAGGAACTTCCAATATTAAACCCTATCTTCCAGGGTTCAACTAAAGAAAAAATAAATTCATCACATTCTTTTTTACAAAGAAGTCTCAATAATTCACCGCTAACTTGTCTTCCACTATCCTCACTTGAAACAGCAACTTGTAATGTCCCCCTAAACCTAAACTCATTATAAAGGTTATTAACCAAATAAATCAAATCTTCTTGTTCAATTGAATCACATACAAACAAACCCTTATTCCTTACATATTCTGTTAATAATTGTTGATTTCCTGTAAAATTTTCAAATTGTCTTACATAATTTACAAATAATGAAAAATAACAAGTTATTGATCTCCAAAAATTCAAATAATCTTTGTCTTCCCAATTGAAATTATTATTTTCCCCCCTTATAATATATTCAGGAACAATACCAGGTTTGTAAATTTTTTCAAGAACATTTATGCACCAATTAAGAACATCTATTGAAGCACATGAAAAAAATTGAGCAAAAATACTGTTATTATAAACAGCAGGACATTCAGAACTTACATACTGTCCTTGCAAAGTTATATCGTCAAACTCTAATTCACCTGAATGATCAGTACCAGACCTTATATATCTATATTCAACAAAAAAGGCAAATGTAGGTTCTGTTTGAACCGCTGATACATTTGCTGTTGTTAATTCAATCCATGCAGACCAGTTTATTGCATCAACTTTATACCGAAATTCTTTATAAAAATACCTCGTAGCAGTTTCACCAACAACAGTGTCAATAAAATCACTAAGCAAAAGTAACCCAATCAAGGGAACCTCTACTTGAATAACTAAAACATCACCAATCTCAGTTGTTCTATTTTCTATTACTGCCATTAATTTACAGACTGTGAAACTTCATAAAAATAATTGCCTCTACGTTGTAATATTATAATATCATCAGGAGTATAAGCAAAGGTATTACTTATCTTCAAATTTTTACCTTTTACAAGTCCATTGGTTGCTTTTGTTCCGGTAAACTCAATATAAATCAATGCCCAATCTGGAACAGTAGACGCAATATCAATGCTATCTATATCTGCTGTTCCTGAAATAACAAAATTATTATATAAACCTAATGTTACTGTTGCTGCGCTCGCAACTGTATCACAATCAATTGATGTTATTACTTTATTACATTGAAACAAACCTGATGTCCACAAATTTCCCGTAATCTTTGTCGTGTCTTCTGTAATATTAAAAAGGGTTGAGCTTGAATAATCAAAAATAAGTCCCGTCTTAAATACCATTGAGTTCTGTTGAACCCTATACTGATTAATACCAGAACAAATAAATTCAATAGTATTACTTACAGAACCACCAATTCCTGTTGTAGAACTTGAACGATAAGGTATTAGAGAAGGAACCGTAGATGATGCCCCAGTTTCCAACAATTCAATTCCATCATTAGCATTAGAAAATATTTTTGTAGGAGTTAAATACCAGGACTTAACATCATTTAAGTAAAACAGTAACGTATCGTCAGTTAAATTAGTTATCCATTCATCATCTCCAAAATGAATACCATAAGTTGATTTATCTCCAACAGGAACAAATAAATTAGCTGTTGTCATTAAAACACCCTTTCCCTTAATGGTATCTTCTGTTAGTGTTAATAAAGTGGATCGGGGATTGATAATATATGATCCGTTTTTCCCTGAAAGAGTGTCAAATGATATATTGTGAACATTATCTAAACTATCTTGAATATCAGCATTCTTTAAAAACGTAACATCAATCCAATTATGAGTTAAAGAAGTATCGTAGAGTGTAATGTAGTTGCCGGTCGAATCAGAAAATTCCATAAAATAAGTGTTAATCCAATTGTGGGTTAATGTAGTGTCATAAGGGGTAATATAAACCCCTATTGAATCTTCAATATCAATATATCCAACTAATGAATCTATTTTAACTTTACCAGTTGAAATAAATTTAACAGTATCACCTATTTGTATTTGAAGTGTATCTGAACCATGATAAATAGTTACTGTACTATCAACACACACAACCCTATAAGTTTGACTTATTGCAAAAAATGAAACCAAACTAAACAAAATAGAAAATAAAATCTTTTTCATATTATTCAACATTTGAGTCTCTTAAAATAATATCAACCAATTCAGTAACATTAGCGTTTTTTGAAAGACAATTTGTTCTTGCGTCATAAACAACAACATTTTGTGAAGTTGCTGCATAAACATCTTCGGCAGAAGCATGGGTTTTAATCATTGTAACCCCGTCAAGAACTAATTTACCGCCACCTTTCTCAATACAATGACTGTTTGCAGAATTTACTTCATTATAAATTTTACTATTAATTATGTCAATTTTTCCCCCTGAAACTTCGATTAATGATTCATCGTCTGCTTTTCTTACTATTTCACACCCGGACAACCTTAAATAACCATTTGAAACTGACATCCCGCTTTTTACTCCGGATGTTTTTTCAATATAAAAGTCACCAAGAAAACGTAAATCAGCAGAAGCATGACTTATATTCACTATATAACCAGCAAGGGTATTTTTTATTATACATCTTCCCGTAAATACAGAAACTATTGCAGTAGATGCTAAAAACATTGCCGTAGTTGAAGAAGTATTGTTTATTATAACACCATTCTCAAAATGATAATTAACCCCGTCCTTTAAAATATCGGCTTCATTAAATATGCCATCCAAAACCCAAATTAAATCCCCTGAAACAGCAGCAGTAACAGCAGCACGTAAGGATGAATAAGATAAAACAATATTTCCTTTAACAGCCGTTCCATCATTGCCAACAGATTGAGAAACAAATAAAACCTTATCGCTTACAATAAATGAACTTGTTATTGTACTTCTTAATAACTCCCATGTACTTGACCCGAAATTATAATAATACCATTCATTATCCGTTGTTTTATACCACAACAACTCCGTATTTGTCGGATTTGTTGACCCTCTATAAAAAGATGATATTTGTCCTAAATTAGTTGTTGGCATGACTAAATTGTATATTGTAATTGACCAGTTAAAATATCTATTCCATAACTTAAAGCATCACTTGCTTGTATTACCAAATCACCGTCTGAATTTACATAAAAAACAGGAGGTGTAGATGTTTTGTTTATTCCACCTTCACCCTCAACAAATGAAATACCACCAACTAACTGAACTAATTGAGAAATAAAGGCAGAGGTAACGACAGGAGGAGGTTGATTATAAAAAGTATAAATTTCTATATCTGTCCCTATTACTGTTACATCAGTGCTTGTCGATATTATTTGAGTTTGTGGCATTTATTATGTTATACTTGCTAAAATCGTATTTTGATAACTTATATTTGGCTCATTTGGATAATACACAGGGTTTAATGTACCAGAAATATTACTAATGATATTACCGTCAATATCCCTCATTATAAAACTTTTTAATCTTGGCAGTTTCCCTCTCACAATCTGAATGTCTGCATTTGGAGTGAAATATTGGTCAGGCACATATTTAACGCCACCTGTATTTTTTACAACTTCCATTAATTCATCCCATTCAACCAACTTATCATAAGTCCAAAATCGAAAATCTAAATATTTTGAACCTGCTATCTGTATTTCCTTTCTTACTTCATCAGGATCATAACCATTCAATAATTGTACCCTAAAGTCCCAATCTATTTCTTGATATTCGATATTTCTTAACTCAACCCCATATATTTGAACATCATAAGAACGTAAATCAGTCAAAGACAAATATTGTTCTGCTTGTTCTAAAATATCACTTAATTCACCTGCCGTTAAATCAACCCCGTTTTGTGTTGCTATCGCTAAAACAGTTTGTCCGGTTTCATTTATCCCCTGATAAGATACCCTTAAAACATTATTATTTATTTTTATAAAAACCTGAGTGAGTTTAGCAAGTGTTCCGGTTGCTGCCAAGTTACATCCGTCTTTTATTCTTTTCCTAAAAATATCATCTTGTTCAGCATCCCGACCTCCAGTAGCCATATATTCATTAATACAGTATGAGTGACCAACTGGTTCAGGCGTAACAGTGCTTAATGTTAACGGGTCAACATTTACTTTACTTCCTGTATCAGAGCTTCTTACTTTTGCATAAGTATAACCTATTGCAGGAATGGTAATATCATCCTCAAGAACAAACGTATACCCATGTGAACCTGTAAAAGTATTTGTAACAATAAAATACTGAGTTCCAGGGTCACCAACAAGTCTTACATAAGTTGAAGATTCAGATGCCCCAAATCTGGCAGAAACACCCATAAATTCAGCAATATCATCCAAATACTGACCATAAGCAGAATCTACCATCAAATGTATTTCAACAAGCGATATTTCTTTTAAAACCTTTTGAGCAACCTTCGCTGTACCAAAAGCAACCCCGTTCAAAACGCTATTGTCGCTTATCTCAGTTACCTCAGAACAGTGATTTAACAACCCTTGAACAAAAAGCTCCTTTAATTCTGATATGGTAGATATTTTTGTAAACATTTTCTAAATTATTGTTGAAGTTCTTATTATATCACTCAATTTTGTCTCAACAATAAATTCAATAAAAACAGCATCTTCCTGTTGTTTTACATTTGTTATTTGTATTGATTTTATTGAATCCTTTGTTTGGAATGTATTGTAAATCTGTCTTATTAATGCAGGATAATAAACAGAACCGATATTCGTTCCTGCAACTAAAGAAACCTGCATTCCGTCTTCAGGAAACTCAGGGTTGTCGCCTTTCTTTAAATTAATAAGCGTTTCAATGGTTTGTGTTATTGTTTCCCTATAAGACAAAACCTTTAAATCATTATTTTCAAAAGTAAGTTTGTTATAAATGTCAATTCCATAAATATTTTCTCCAGTAAGATTATCAACAACAGACTGTATATCTATCGAAATATTATTTTGAAAACTGATTTTTGCTACATAACCGCCTTCAGGAGTGTAGTCTTCCTCCTTTATGTCGTTTCTTAAAGCCACATTAACCCAATCATTTTGTTCATCAGAATAACCGGCTTCCCGTGACATTCTTTCTAATGTCTGATTCTGTCCAAGTACTTTATCAACTTCAACAAAAGGATTAAAATTATTATTTGTTATTGAACTCCGTGACCACCTTGAATAATTACTTATTGTAAGTAATGAATCAGCAACAGATTGAACAGCATCAATTAATTCCCAGAAATCACCTGTTGTGAACTTATTCTTATTTGAAGCAAATACGGATTCAATTTTCTTTGATTCCTTTATAAGTCTTTCCAATTCATTAAAAGCGGCAATATTCGGCTTCAAAGAATACCCCCGATAATAATTAAGTATATATTGTTGTTTTTCGTCAACAAATGATGTAAAATCAGCTAAATAATCAGCTAATTTATACTTAGTTATCTTTTGAAAATTTTCAACAGTCTCTTTCATTTTTCTTAAAGGAATCTTCTTTTTATGTCGCCCCCTAACTGATTAACGCCATTCTGCAAATTGTCAACTGTTAACGCTGTTGCCAAACTTCTTCTGAAATTACTTATCAAATTATCCAACGGAGCTATCGCCTTAAATTGAAGGTTATAATTCCAAAGCATATTCCTGTCTCTTTCATTTGCATCAACAGTGAGAACCATTTTCTTTACCAACCAACTTTCACTTAACGCAAGGTTGTAAAAATATAATTTAAAAGGCTTATTATCAATGCCAACCGAATTGGACTTATCGCAAATACTCTGTAATATTTTTAAACACCCAAATCCGGTTTTTATTGAAGGATCAAAAGCCATTGTTTTTATTTCCGATAAAACGACTAAATAATTAGACTTTTTATAAACGCCAGCGTCAGCAGAATAACGTATTGCTGAAAAATCCAGTGTTTTGCCTGACCGATTTAAAATAACCTTAAATTTCCTTCCAAATGTTCCCTGAATTGTTATTTCTTTCGGCACAAAAACAGAACTTGAAACCGAAACAACACCTCCAGCAGTTTGTTTTACATTTGTTATTTCCGGTTCTGTTTGTGAAATGCTACTTGGAGAAACCGGAAAAGAAAAATAATCAATGGTCATTCCTCTACTATCAACTAACTCCAAAGCAACCATATAATACTCAAAATCATTTGGGAAAAGCATGTTTAACCCTGCCTTTCCAATAGAACTAAGTAAACCAGAATATCTACTTATAGCTTCTGTTTCTGCCATAGTTGGTTCTCACAATAAATATAAAAATACTTAAATTTAACGAATAAAAAAAATACAGTATTCTGGACTGAATTTTTAATGTTTGATTTTCAAAAAATTACTCAAACCCTAAAATACTGTTAAGTATATTTAATGGAGGAGGTGTGAGTGCATTTTTAGCTGTATTTATAATACCTTGTGCAGCTTCAATAGCTTCAATCAATGGAGTCAGTGCATCTGGTATTGAAATGTTTAAATTAGCTAACATATTAAGTGTTGAAGGCAACAAGGCTTTAACAGTTGCAAGAGCTAAAGGGATGGTTACCGGAACTGCTAATAAAGGTAATTGACTTATCAAAGTATTTAATTGAGACCTTGTTTGAGATATTTCCATGTCAATCCCCTTTAAAGCAGGCGAATTTTCATTAACACTGTTCAAACTATCTTCTGTAACCCCCTGTGCTTCCATTCTTGCCTTTAAAACATCAATTGCAGCAGGAAATGTCACTCCTGATAAATCCGGCAATGAATCAGCAAGTGCTTTTATATCTTCTGTTGTTGCCATATCATTTTAGTATTTGAGCTACTTTTTCTTTTAAAGCTAAAATCGTTGCACTATTCAACAGAGGCATATTTCCTAATGAAGTTGCCACTGTTGAAATAGCAATTTCATCTATTGTATCATTTAATAAATCAAATATCGAATAATCTCCGTTTCCTAAATTCATTTTTTTAAACTGTCCTGTTAAATCACCCTTTTCTTCTATCTTAAAAATATTTTCAAATCCGTTATTTTTAATATCTTGGACTTTAATATTCAGTTCTTGTGTAGAAAATATATTTACCTTCCCTTCATTTTCAATATTAATGATTCCCTTTACATTAACATTAACCTGAGATTCTTTGTTTACATTGGAAACATTCATGTAAACATTTCCTCCGTCTTTCAAACTTGAATCAATATCAATGAAAAAATTTCCTTTATTACCATCACCAGTTATTATAACGCTTCCGGTTTCGGTTATTTTAGCAAGCCTGAACAAATTTCTTGCTAACCCTGATTCCTCGTCATTCTTATCTAAAACAGCTATTATAATAGGCGTATTGCTGACATATTGATTAATGAAAACAACACAACTCCCTAATTGCATATTTTCATCCGGGAAATCAATTAACTGTAAACTCCACCTGTCAACTTTTACATTTAATAAAAACTCATTATCTTCAGTTATCATGGCAACCATACCAGTACGATAACAGGTTTCAATGTAAGCGTTAATATTTGTTTTTGCCGGAACAGTTACATAACCGATCCCAACCGTATATCTTGCGCTTTTTATTCTTACTGTTTTTTTCATTTATTCGTCAAATTGTCTCCGCTTCAAAAAGAAATTGAAAACCTTCTCATTAACCGCAAAGTTAGTTTTCAGTTTTGTACTCATTTTTGTTTCAATAGTATCTTCACCGGGCTTCGTTAACCTCTCTATGATAAAATCTTTTATTGCTTTACTGTCAACGATATTAAAGTAACTTATTTCACCTGTTAAATAAGCCTTTTTCATTCCCCTGCTTACCGATAATGTAGTAACCCTGTCTATTGAACTTGTTGAAATAGAAAAATTATTGCTCACAGCATCTACATAAAATATTTCATCTGTCAGTTCAAACTCAATCCATGTTCCTCTTTTTATTCTCCTGTCACCATTGATTGTTATTGTTCCAGACCGGGTAAAAGGAACGTAAGCATTACAATCTATCAAAAACTTCAAATCATTAACAACCTGTTCAAGAAAATAATTTCTGTCCTCTGACCATTGTTCTCCTTCAATACCTGAATAAGAAATATAATTAGAAACAACAGAAAGTCTTTTAGCCCCCCAAATATTAGCATATAACGGAAAATAAACAATCGGAATATACGCAAGTGCCATTTGATTTGCAAGACCTAAAAACGCTCCCTTCGGTTGTATCTCATAAAAGGAATAAATCCCATCTTCTGTATATGATAAAGATTTACTTAAAACATCAGCCGGACTAATTGAAAGTAATATTGATTTTCTTTCTTTCTTTAACTCCACATTAACAGGAGTATTTATTTGACCTCTTAATTGTACCTGATTTAATAAGTCTGGGGTTTTTTCGGCATAACCTACTTCATCTTCACCAGGCAACGTTTTGTTTATAAAATCAAGAACAGCCCTTCCGGTAAAAGGAGGCTGTCGAACCGTATAATAAAACTCGTCTCCATAAGTATCGGTCATAAATTCAACAAATGGTTCTTGACATACCTTCCAGACAGAATTTATTAAACTACCATCAGGCTGAGAAATACTTGAATCAGCGATCCGTCTGTCAGCAATGTTTTCATCAAATAAAAGTTTTATTATCTGCCAAATTCCTTCATGTAACCTTTCAGAAAATAATTTAGGATTTTCATTATTCAGTCTATAAACATACGTTCTCCTGTCAATAACCTCACCCTTTAATTCATATCTATAACTCGTAAATAAATCGTCTGGTACAATGCCTAAATTAGCCAAATGATTTATAATAAATTTCATTACATCCGGTATTGAATAAAATGAATAAGCCATTAATAATTCATCATATTTACCAGATGAAAAAAGTCTTTTAATTAACCTATCGTCTTCCTGTGTATTCAAAAAAATATCAGTAGCGTATTGTAAAGCGTAAAAATAACTCCCGTCTTCAATCAGCGGTTTTATTAAATCCCTTCCGGTAATACTTATATTAACATCATTTGAACCGTAATTTGTGGCCAAAGTGTTTGAATCAACAAGACCAATCATGTCATAAATCTGATTTGCTATTTTAGACTTTGACACATTCATACTAAATTCCTTAGTCCTTAGTTTTTCTATTTCAAGTTTCTCAAATTTTATGAAAACAAGGTCATTAGTATTGATTATCTTGTGAAACAAAAAATCATTCTCTTTTATTTTTCCCTGAATTATTTTAAAAACATTTGAATCAGAAACAAACCCATTTCCTGACCTCAATACGCTTCCTTTTGTTATTGGCGCAAGCGACATACTGAAATTACCGCCTGTCTTTGTGACATTGATAGATATATTTTCAATGAACGGGGTTATATCAATCATACTCCCATTTGTCAAAAAACTCTCATCAAACCGTATTTTATTAAAATCTACTCCTGTGTTTACCTGTTTATGTTGTCTTACCTGATTTAAAAGCTCCGAAACCTGAGCTTCTGTATATTCGTCCTGTGGATACTCTAAACTCCTTACCCACATCCATACCGTTATATACGGGTAAATGTCCTGTACTGCTGAACCACCCCTTAAATTATATTTTACAGAAGGCGTATATAAAGGATCAGAAAGTAATTGTTCGAGTTTGTCAGCTAAAAATGTAGTGAATTGTCTTTGAGTAGCTACCTGGTTTTTACCTGTTATTGCAAGAGCTTCACGGTTAGCCTTATCAGTTGGAATAAGAACGGTTGTGTTTACTTTAAAAAGTATTGCGCCAAATTCACTAAACAAGGAAAATTGAACACTTAATTTATAAGTAAACTGATTTATTAATCCTTCATATTGTTTGCTTTCCAATACATTGTATTTTTCATAAATACGTTCAATATTCATTTTATCAGTGTCACCCTTATAACTCAAAAAATCTTTTATACTCATTCCCTTTGCAACAGAAGTGGCACTACTCAAAAACTTTGAAACAGTATTTATTTCAGGTGAAATATGGGGGTGTGGTATGTAGGGTTTGTTGTTCATTTATTCAACTGCATTTTTTACAATGGAATCCGTTTCAATTTTCATGACTTGCTTATATGCCTCTATCGCTTTATCTAAATCAATTAAGGAAGCATTAATAACCCTCAAATTCGTATCAGCAGCCGTTCCATAATCTTCTCCAACAACGCCTGTTTTAACCCTCTTTTCTTCCCATTGACGCTGTTCTTCTGCCATTCGTTTTTCTTTTTCTGACTTTTCTTTATCTCGATCTTTTAAATATTTCATAAATTCATCAATCTTCTTTATAACAAATTCAGAAACATTCGTTATAGACTTGCCAACATCCATAAATATGTTTTCCATATTTGCCGTAGATTCTTCGAGTAATCCTACCGTTCCCTTTGCTCTTGTAGAAAGATCAACTCCTTGCGCCTCTTGAATTTTTCTTGATAAGGCAGCTTCATCTAAACCACCCGTTTCAAAACCTCTTCCAATTTCTTCTGACAATGTTGCAGAAAGACCAAAAACATTTTTAATATTTCTATAAAACTGTTCTCCGCCACCCATTCTCCCTAATCTACCCAAAATACCCCTCAAATAACCGGGTTGAGAAACGCCACCTTCACGCATCTTTTCAAGTTCCCATAAACTCGCTCCCGGCATTATTCCTGAAAGTGTCGCAAATTGTAATGCCTCGACCTGCGGAGTTGAAGGAGAAATTAATCCTTCCTGCAATCTACTTATTACGCCACCTAATACAGCAGGATTTGTTAATGAAGTGCTTAAACTGGCTATTCCTGCTATCATACGATTATTAACACCTAAATCAATACGGCCAAGTCTCGCTAACTGTTCTTTTCCATAAGACTTCATTATATCAACAAACTCAGGAAACATTGATAAATCACCTCCCCTTCCAACTCCGGCAGACTGCATTGCTTTTATTAAATTTTCAGCAGTACCTTGTGTTGTCATTCCGCTAATATCACCTCTTGAAAGACCAAATAACTCAGCAGCAACCCCTTGAGACAAACCCCCTCCTTTTTGCAAAGCAATTGATTCATAAGTAGCCTTCTCAACATCCTTTATTTTTCCCTTTGACCTTGCTGTTCTTACAGCCTCCTCAATAAATTGAGCTTGATTATAACCGTATGATTCGGCTAATGATGTATCCCCCCATTTACCTCCACCGCCAAGATTTTCATAAACCCCCGGAACAGTTTCAAATAACTTTGTAAAAATACCTGGAGTTACCTTATCTTTAATCTTACTACGGACAGACCCTCCCGCAATTTGAACCAACCCGCCACGAGCAATATCATATTGTTCAGCCGCCCCTAAAGCCTTTTGGCCAATCATACTTAATCCCTGTCCAACCCAGGGTATAACAGCTAATGTCGCAGCTAATCCATAAATCTCATTTTTTGACATAGCTAATCCACCGGCAATACCAACCCCTCTTTCAATACCTCTGCCCGTAAAACCCCTTCTTTCTTCTTCTGTTTGTTGCTTATCAGTTGCAAGCTGTTCCCTCTGATATTTTAATTTTAGTTCTTCTTCAGGAGATAGACCTTTTAATTCGCCTTCCTGATAAGACCTGATTTGATTCTCTACATTAGACCTGTCATGTATTATTTCCTGCCTGGAAGTGCCTTTAATAGCATCAATAATTTCCCTTAAAAGTTGGGTTTGTAATTTATCTTCTTCACTTTCAAACTTTATTTCTGTCGCTCTCTTTGTAAAATCTTCTTTAGATATTTCTCCACCGAATCGTGCCCTTTCAAGTTCTAAAGTTCTTGTTTTTTCATAAAGCCTGTTTCTTTGTTCAAGAAGCCTTATTTCATCTTCTAAATACCTTGTCACCTGTTTGCCGGAAGTGGCAAAAGCGTTTGCGTCTTCAATTAATTCACGACCGAGTTCAGCAGCACTTTGTTTTAACCGGTTTACAGTAGACTCTACATTACTGTCTTTCGCTCTAAAAGTAATTTCCCTGTCAGCCATTTATACCCGGTATTTTAAGTTTGCTAATATCCAAATTGTCAAATGCCTCGTCTATTTCTTTCTCTGTCAATTTCTTTTTCTTTAAATAATCACCGTAACCCGGCTTATAAATATCTTCATCTTTCTTTTCTTCCCTTTTCGACATTATTTCAGCAAATATCTTATCTTCCTGATACTCAAAAAACATATCTATAAAACAAAATTCCCTGTGTTGAAGTGAATTAAAGGGTATTTTGTGTTTTTCCCTCCACCACCTATCCACAGGGTAATTATTATTCCAATGATAAACAAAAGACTTAAAAGCCTTTAAACTTAGTTTACTCAGGTCAAATTCATCTAAAGATAAGTTTTGAGGTTTTTCCTTAGTAAACAACTTCTTAAAGAAATCAATGAACATCTATTCATCCTTATTTTCTTTTTTTTCATCACCACGTAACACCTTCAACCAACTTTCTATCCAGGGATTGAAGTTTTCTTTATAAACCGTTAAAAGTTCATTCGCATCCATCACATCCAAATCAAGATAACTGTCAGACTTCAAGTCTTTCAGTAAATTCGGAACAAGTACTGAAAAGTAAGAAATCATATCAACAAAATCTAACGCCTTCAGCGAATTCCTCGTTAATGACTGGATAAATCCGCCATATTCATTCCGGGAAACCTTTATTTTTGTTGACTCAATGTCAAGAAATTTCCCTACTGTCGGAAACTCTACTTTGTAAGTGTTTCCCTTTACTTGTAAATTAAGTTCTCTTTGTAAATTCATTTGAGGTAAGTGATTAAATTATTATTATAAATTAAAAACAGCAAAAGCCTTTTCAAGTTCAGATTGTTCCGTTGAAGAAACCTCAGTTTTGACTCCTTTCTGAAAAACATCATTTGAATAAACCCCAATAACGCCATCAGAAAATTTAACATGAATATCACCGTGTTTTGGATCAATCTTCACAACCTTACCCGATTCACCTTGTTTCTTTTTCGGATCGGTCGTAAGTGTTTTAGGAATAGTGACCGTACTACCTATTTTTACTCCACCTTTAAATTCTAATTTATCATAGTATTTAAACAATGCTGCCTCATATCTTTCTTGTGAATCAAATTCATATCTTTGTGGTCTCACTAATTTACCTGATTCTTTTTGTAAAAGCTGTCTTTTTACTTTGTGCATTTCTTCTTTTTCAGAAGATTTTTCTGCACCAAATTTCTGTCCAACCCTGCCTAACTTCCGGTTTTCAGGAGTATCGGCATAAATACCGGACTTGGCTTTCTCCAATTCATCTTCCTGAACTTCTTCAAAACTAAGTTCAGTTTCAGACTTCTCAATCTGTTCTTCTTTTTTATCTATTTCAAAAGTTCCAGTGAAACCCTTGTAAATAAGAGACTGTTGCTCAAATCTCTTTCTTTTTATTTCTTCCCAAATCATAGTCATATATGTATTAGCTTACCGGTAATAATATTGGATTGAGATAAGTAAATGACTGATCCATTCCTGAAATCTGACCTTCACTTATATCAAAAGACTGACTGTCTGTAAACGCCCCAAAAATAACAGCAAAATCACCATTTTCTATCTCCGTAACAAGTCCTGTCGTAGCGTCAATGCCTGATACTGTTGCCTGTTTTTTATAAATATAAATATCAACCCCATTCTCCTGAAGTAAAAGACTGTTTACAAACTCCTCAACAACACCCGTTTCTCTATGGACAGACTGGGGAAGTCCTGTTGAAACTAAATCAATCGTATAAAATGAACAAGTCAGTGTTCCATTCCACGAAAGAGCCGGTTTTTCCTTTGGAAGAAGCTCTCCAAGCCCTCTTACATCACCTCGCTGTATATTTTCTGTTACCCGAATGTTTTTCATTTTGCCAATAATCTGACCACCTGCAATAATTATTGCAAGAGGGGCTGTCATTACCGCTGTATTTGTACTTGATGGCATAACTGTAAAATATTAAATCCTAAAAACCAATTTCCTAATTAATCATAAATCCTGTAAAGAAAACCTTCGTTATCTCACTGTTCGGAGTAAACTTATATGTCACCTGATACGAGTCTTGAACTTTAGTTACATTAATAGTTGCAGGATAAAATTTCTTTATCAAATTATCTGTCGTTGGAGTGATTGTCCTGGATTGCAAATAACCAATCAGCCAGTCACGTACCCTTTTAGTTGAAAGAGTATATTGATTAACTCCCGAAGGATTCCCAAATAACTGATTTTTTGCATTAATAACAATCTCCTTGTTCAACTGAGAAGTTATGTTTTTGATTTGAATAACATGAGACGTTCCATCATCATTTATCTCATAATCATTTCTTTGAAGTGAATTAACATCCTGAACAATAACGAATTTTCCAAAATCACTGTCATATTCAGTGCAAAGAACTCCATTATCCAAACATTGAATTTTTTCTTTCTTTGAAAGAACATGAGTTTCTTTGTTATGACCAAGTGACTTAAATGTTCCGGGTATCTGTGGAGCCTGTCCGGCAATACGACCAAGAACTTCAGCAGCCTTATAAATAGCCGGATAGTTTTTAAACCCTGTCGAAGCCCACTGAGTTGAAATACCTACTCCACCGTGAACAACCCAAACACGGTCAGAATCATAATACTGAGCTGTTGGAATTGATCCGTAAGTCTGAGTAAACTTAGTTGAGTCTTCACCGCCGCCAACAACAAGGAATTTTTCAAATTTCGCCTCATTAACTATATGGGCAAGTAATTTTCCGTTATCAGCACTTTGAGCATCATCGCCATAATCATTGCAAAGAATAAATGTAAAATCATTCTCCGTAACAGCGTCCAGAACCTCATCCAGTTTTGTTGTGCTGTATGTTTCTGTCCCGCCATAAGCAAGGTTATAATCTGAATAATTGGTCAAATCACCGGCAACAAACGCCCCTGTTGCACTTGATGTTTCCAGTTTAAAATATTGATTAAACGTAGAATTGTTTGTCATCCACGTAATAAATTCCTGAACAGTTGAAAATTCCGGTGACTTAACATAAAGAAGTGGAACAGCATCGTCAACAGAAATATTATCCCACGGATCACCGTCAAAATCTTCACCTTTATATGTTCCCCTGTAAAACTTAAACAAATATTTTGTAGCGTCAATTTCACCAGCTTCCATTACAGCAGCAAAACCACGTGTAAGATTTACTCCATCAACGCCACCAGTCAATGTAGCTGGTGCCGTTCCTGTTGCCGTTCCGGTAACGACATAAGTTCCTGTATAAGCGTTTGCGTCAGAAGCAACCTCGGTTCCTCTCGGCTGTCTCGCTGTTACCGTTATAATAGCAGCGTCTGAAGTAGCCGTATAACCATGTGTTCCAGTCAAGTCATTAATAGCCTCTGCAATTGCAGCAGCAGTTAAATCAATAGAAAGGGGGACAGCCGGAACTGTATATGAACCAAGCGTTATCAACGTAGCCCCTTCTGTTATTTTTGGTGTATGTGTGTCACCAGTCGCACCAACCGCTGTAACGGTATAATTTCCTGTTGCCAGGGTTTCATCTTCCCTTCTTCCATTTCCAACAATACCTTCATCTCTCATCTGGATTGAAGCGGCTCCATTCGTGAAAGTAAAAACCATATTTGCGCAAGTTGTCGTTGCAGCTCTCGCAAAATAAACATTCGGAACACCCCTTGAGGCATATCCGTCCGGAAAAAATAAAGGAAGTCCAAGCAACCACCACAAACCGCCTTTTGTTAATGACCTGTAATCAGCAATATTATCAACCGAATAAATTGAATCAAGTCCTGTTAAAAGTTCCCCGTCAATACCAGAACCACCACCAAATTCAGCTCCATTTCCAGTATCAATGATTAAAATACGGCCAAATGTTGCCGGTGAAGGAGGGTTTGTTTCACCTGATTTTATTGTGGAATATGCACCCGGAAGTTCAATTGTCGTTCCGTCAAATACAAATTTAGTTGCCATAACTGGATAGTATAATTATTTCCAATCAGAACAACCAAAAATTTAATTGATTGTTTTAGACAATTACGAATAGACAATTAATGATATAAAAATAACAAAAATAATTCAGTAATAAAAATTACTTGATAACAAGTCCATCATTTATAAGAACTCGTTTCCATTCTGCCCTTGTTTTTTTTGTTGCAGAATACTTCTTTGAAACAAAAAATTTCTCCCTTGAGTTCAAACCAACCTCACCTGCATAAGTGATAGCTGTTATCTCTTTTTCAACTTTTGTATCCTTTTTGATTTCTTCTTTCTTTGACATAATGCTAAAATTTTTAATTATTTGACCAAATATACAAATAAATTTTAAATATTGCAACCATTTGATGATATTGTTTGTTGATAATCAAATAGATAGCTATTTTTGCAAATACACATATATTTTTTCCGCTTTATTTTTGTAACTATTTGATTATCAACACTTCCTATTTAAAAATATAAAAATTACATTTTATTAAATATCATCTAATTCAACTATTGTTTCTGTGAATGCTATTGAAGCTATTTGTTGCGCTGAAATAATTGAAGGAACTGTTATTTCATATTCAAATTTAACCGTTACACTTCTAAAAAATATTCCTTTTGGCACAAGCTCAGAATTAATCTGTACATCCTGACCTCCAATCATTACATTCATAAATCCAGACAACTCCAATGAATCAAATACACTTACTAACATACCTCTCAATAAATGATAAATCAACAATACTTCAAAGGTATTATCAGAAGTTATCACTACATGAAACATTGTGTCAAATGTCCTTGTATATTGTTCGTGTTGTTTTCCATCAATTATTACAGGGTCAGCATACCCTTCTCCCATTCCTAAACCATCCTTTGCCGGGTTTTCATTTGGCAGTGTTATATGAATAGTTGGAATACCCGCCCTGTCAGAATCAAAAAATATACGGGTTTCAAGTTTCCTTTGGTGTTCTACACCCCTGTTAATAAACAAATCAACAGCCTGTTGATAATAGTCAAACTTTCCATAAACCTGTCCATTGAAATAATTATAAAGAATAGACTTACTCTTGTCAGTATACTTATTATAATCCTGTTTGATATAAATTAATATACCATCAATCAGTTTCTTTAATATTATTTCCGGCATTAATACAGCCATATCACAAATTGTTTAAAAAATTACTAACAGCTAAATCCGTTACATTATCCATCCTACTTGCATTAAATTCAGTAAAAGCCTTATTCATAAAATCCCTTGCTATAATTCCGGTATGAATAAATGAATTAGCGTCTGAAGCCTGTCCTGCCCGGCGAAATGTCACATAACCGCCATGATGTTTTTTAGGTGCTTTTTGCATTCCTTCATAAATTGAATGCTTATGAACATACTCATCAAATGTCTTTGAAGTAAGTACAATTTTTTCCCTGACACCTCTTTCTTCCTTAAATTGTTCCGGTAGCATTCCGCTTTTTAAAGACTGTCCGACAGCAAGTGTCTTTACTGTTTTATAAATAGCTTCAGGCATTACATTTGAAAAAGCCTGAGATGAAGCCTGTATTCCTGGTATTCTGTGTCTGAACGGTATAGTTAAATACCACCCGCCCTTTTTATTGTATTTTACTTTACCACTTTTTGATTGTTCAAAATAAGGCTTTAAATCAAACGGTTCTAATCCTTGTTCAACTGCATTTGGCAACCAACCATCTAATTTAACCCCTTTTACAGTGGGACTGACACTAAATACATAAAGGCTTTTTGTATATTCATCTTTTGTTTGCCTTAAATCAGAAGTAGCTGCCATATCATACCATGTCCTGTAAAAATCTTCTGTTACCTTTTCAAGAACATAGGTAATAAAATCATCCTTTGTCTTACCTGTTAAGGAAAATTCAGAAATTTGACCGGATAAATCTATTTCTATATTCATTTTTCAATAACTATTATCAAATATCAAATCACCCTGAAAATTTTGAACATCCAAAACATAATGGCTTCGTCTTCCTATCGCTGAAACTGGAAATTTTGTATTCTTGTCACCAGTTGATTGTAATACATAAGAATTTCTGACCTCTCTTGTTAAATCAATAACATGATACTGAATTTTATGCCTATATCTTACAGTACAGGTAAAGTCAAGATAAGATTTATACTTATTTATAAACAAAATCTTATTGCCGGAAACAGTAAAATCAACACCTTCTTCAAGTTTTTCAAGAGGCATTTCATCCCCTTTATAAACAAACAAATCAATTAAATCTTTTATGACATAAATTGTAAAAGCAAATAATTGACCATTAAAAACCTGTGGATATACAATTTGAGAAAACCGTGAATCACTACCTTCAACTGTTAGCCTATCCATATCAGCTAACAAATCAATGTCCCTTGCCGTTATTGTGACCGTTCCGGCTCTTTCTGCCGACCAGGGCATATATTTTGTCGAAGCACTCAGCGATTGAAGAACCATCTTTGTTTTAACCGGATTAATAAATAACCACCCTGTACCCCCACAATTACGACATTTTACGTTATGACCTCCACCCTTACTTTTACACGGACAAGCTATTGCAGATTCCCAAATAACTTCATATCCTTTCTGATAAATTAAAACGTCAAAATCAGAATGAACAAAGTCAACTCTCGGTTTCTGAATTGTCTGCGGAGCAGCTTGTGTTACAACGATCATGTTAACAAACGGTAAAGGTTATATCCTTGTAAAAACTTTTTAATCTTGGTATTTCAATCTTCAAATCTTTAATATAGTTCTCAATTCTTGCTCCATATCCCGCATTTGTTGCTGAATTCGTAGTTCCTATACTCTGCGAAAGTCCATCTATACTTAAAGACATATTCGCAATTCCCGCTCCAATTATTATATCTCCCATCTGATGAAAAATAAATATCGAAGCTATTTTCCCTATAACCGTCAATATATCGTTAGGAATCCTTGTAAAGCCTGTTATATACCTTAATTTCCAATAATACGGAACATTACTGTAACCAAGAAGACCAATGGAAGATATTGTATTAAATGTTAATCCGGCCTGATTAATCAAGGCATTTTGATACGCAACAACAAACATCTGTCTCGACCAACCTTTGTCATCCCCACTCGTTTTACTTACCAACCACTCTTCCGGATACTCAACCTGCAAAACACCACCTAAATAACCATCCATAGCCAACGGTTTCATTACCGGGTAAGAGGTTTGAATAAAACCCCACTTAATTAAATCATTTACATAAAAACTTGAATTTTCTTCATAAACCTGTTTGAAAAGTTTTATGTCAAGTAAATTCTCAACCTGTTCCTGCGCTGATTTAATAAAAGTTGTTATATCTTCATTGGTCATTTCAGTTCCGTACTGATTCTGCAACCTAATACCATAAAGATACAAAGAAACAAGTTCTGAGGGACCCATTATAAGCCCATCATTTTTCTTGTATGATGTTTTAAAATTTAATTGCCCCACTAAATTTGAGATAACAGATAGTCAACCAATTTTGATTTATTAAGGTCTTTCCACTCTTTTTCAGGCAGTCCAGCATCAGAAGCGATTGACTTCAACTCTTTTACTGTTGTTTCCATTAATTTGTTTCTTTTTTCTTCTGTGTCGTTCTTATTATTTTTTTTGTCGGGATTAACACCTCCAATCTGAAACTCACCATTATTAAATACCTCAATTTGCTTCTTTAATTCTGCATTCTCTTTTAATAAATCAATGTTTTTCCTTTGAGCAGATTTAAGAGCGTCTTCAATTTCAGGATTAGATACTTCACTGCCTTTATTCAGCTTTTCAATGTCATTAACTAATTTAACATTCTGCTCCAAAGACTTTTCCTGTTTCAACTTCAACTGTTCAATCTCTTTACCTTGTTTCTCAATTATTTTCTGATATTCAGACACATAATTGATTTGCTGTCTCTCTTTTTCAGGCAATGAAGATAAATCAATATCATTAATAAGAGAAATAGATGAATCAACGGACATTAATTCCCGGATGTTGGTTATATCAGTTTCCGCTTCACAAGAATCATTAAATGTTAATTCGCAAACTGAATTTAAAACTGTTTTTCCTGCCCGATGAAGTTCTGAGGTTTTTACTTTTACTAATTTCATAATTATCATTTTTAGTTAATATTCATTAAAACAACCATAAAGATATAAAAAAGATGTTTAGTTTCCAAAAGCAAAAGAGCCTGAGTAATTAAACAAAGGCTCTTTTAAAAAATGCAAATTTACCTCAAACTTAATTTGCAGAATAAGCTCCAATATTGATAATCTGAACCATCTTACCAGGGGCTTTCAAAATCGGAGTTATATACATCAATACAACAAACCTGTCAGCAGTAGAAAGACGTGCTAAATCCATTTTCATCAAAGGAGCAAGCTGACGAACAGTCCAAACTTCTTCAGCATTTTCAATAAGAAGACACTTACTTGTGTTTGAAATAAATCTGTTCCTGTCTCTTATGAGACCAGCAGCACCACCATCATACCCGGCAGCTAACTGTGCTGTCGAAACCTGAAAAATAGGGTACAGTTTTGTAGCTGCAACCAAAGTAGTCGGTGTTTTTTCGCTTCTGTAAATTACATAACCTGTGGCTACATAAGTTCCAGAACCGGCAGTAAATTTCAGATCAACAGATTGAGTTGCACCTACTGTCAATAACGCTGAACCAAGAGCTACAACAGCAGACTCTCCATACTGATTTATAGCAGCCACACCGTAATAATAATCGCCTGCATAAGCAGCTGCAAACCTGTTCAGTGTATCCGTTGCAACAGCCTTCGGGGTTGAACCATCGGCAACAGGAGAAGCCGGAGCCTTTGTACTGGTTGCATTATCAGTTGTGAATCTTGCAGGGTTTTCACGCATGAATTTATCGTATCCAAAGTCAATCCTTCCAAAGGAAGTTTCAACACCCTGAACACGCTGACCCATATAGGCATTTGATACTTGAGCTGTATTCGGCTGAATAAGTTTCTTTGAATAAAACTGTTTTACAAACCCGGAAATAACAGCAGTAGGGGCCATAAGAAGATCACCGTAAGAATTATTGTTAATAAGGTTTTCATTCCCTTGTTCAACATTTTCTTCTTTCAGATAAGAACCCCTCAAATCAATAACACTCAGCGAATCCTGCCACAAATCAAGAGTAGCAAAATAATCTTTCTGTTGTTTGTAAAACCCGTCAAACTGAACAGGAACAACATCAGCATCACCTTTACAAAGATAATAATCAGCAGCCCTGAGAACAGTCATTGTACCAGATTTAATTTCCTGCCTCACAATATCAACAAGTGCCCTTATCAACTGAGCCTGATGAGTTACTGACCGAGTCTCACCAATATATTTGACAAACTGTGACTGACGGCTGTAAGAAGTTGAGTTTTCTTCAGGAAGACCACCTTCTTCAAAAAAACCGCTTACATTACCGTAACTTTCCAGTCTTTCATACTGCTCAACAGTTGAATAAGCCGGAGACTTTGGTACTTTCTGCCACAGAGCTAAGTCCTGCTCTTTAAATTCCAAATTAACAAGCGTCTTTTCAAGTGATTCAACTTTAAGTGAACCTGCGCTTGTTGCGCTCGGATCAGTCCCCAAAAGATGACCAACCGACATAGCTTTGTTAAGTTCTGCTACTGTCTGAGCACTCTCAACACCAAAACCAGTACCAAATTGCTCATACGCTGATAAATCAATTCCTAAATTTTTCATATCATTTTAATAATAATGTTTTTAACCAATTTTTTTAAGAAATAACTGCAATTCCATGTTCACGACCGAGTTCATCCACAATACCTTTTGAAATAAACCCTCCACCTTCAAGATCAATAACGGCATCAGAATAAACTTGTTCTCCGTTTTTGCTCTTTGCAATTTCATCGAGTTTGTTAACAATTTGCCTTCTCTGCTCCGGATTTGAAACGGATAATACAGTTTTTCCTTCTTCATGAGCCTTTTCAATGAATTTCTCCATGTATTTTGCTGACTGAACAGATTTTACTGGAAGAGGTTCATCCTGGAGTTTTTCAATCTCTTCATTGGCCTTTTTCAGTTCCTCTTTCTGTTGTTCAATTTCAGTAACAAGTCCATTTACTTTGTCACTCAAACCCTTATTTATAATAGCCAAAGCACTGAGTTTATTGTCAATCTCCGCATGCTGAGATTTAAGCAGTTCTTCGATCCCTTTTGAAATCTCACTTTCTTCAGGTTTTTTAGGTTCTTCACCTTTTTCAACCGATTCAAGTTGCTTTTCAAGTTCTGATTGTTCTGCTTTCTTTAACTCAATAGCTTTTTGAATTTCTTCTTTTTTGTCTTTCTTTGAAGCAGAAGTGGCTTTATATGTTGCCTTATCCTCATCAGACATAGCATCATATTTCTTCTGTTCATCTTTAGTCATATCCTTATAAAACGCCTCTTCAGCTTTTTCTTCTTCTGTTTTACCGGGATTTCCTGACTGTGACCTTTCAATACCTAAAGTCTCAAAAGCCTTTTCAATAACTTCAGGAGTTATCTCAATGGTTTGTTTTGTCATAATAATAAATGGTAAAAATTTTATCCCGGTGAGAACAATCTTAGGAAAAAGACTGTTTTAGACAATTACGGATAGACAATTAATGATATAAAAATAACAAAAATATTTATTAAACAAAAATATTAACAAAAAAAATTATTTAATATTCATAAACTCATCATATTTTTCTTTATTTTCAAATTTCCATCCAGAATAATACTCAGGCAAATTATATGATTTATAAGTGCTGTCAAACCATCCGTACTTTCCGTTCATCTCTCTTGCCGTTTCATAAAAATATTCAGGCTTATCACGAACTCTTTCAATTTTTTTTGCATTAGTTTGCAAAAAATCAAATTTTCTTTGCTCTAATGATTTTCTTTGTTCTAAAACTATTTTTGCCTCAGACTTAGAAATATTTAATTTCTCTCTGTAACTGTCCCAATTTTTAGAAATATCAGCAAGTTCAGCAGAATTTAAAAAATAAGTTTTCTTCATGCCTCCACCATACTGTTTAGGAAGAAATCCAGCATGATGCCACTCCATATTAGGTACTGCATATTCCAAAACACCCTTAATTTCAGTAACATCCAATCCGGTTGCTTTCTTAAAGAGTTGTGTTGCCTCACCAAGTGTCAACTTACCCTTGTCGTCTTTTGCAGACTCATGCCTTCTACTAACATATTTTACAGAACTCAACCCCCCACCAACTAAATAAACATCTTTATCATGTTTAAGTTTAGAATATTTATCATAAATATTTTTTAATCCCTCCTTTTTCTTTTCCTCAGTAATTTCACCCACACTTTCTTTGCCAGCCTTATCTTCAATGGTTTCCTTTTTACTACCATACTTCTTTCCAACCCGACCAAGTTTACGATTTTCAGGAGTATCCTCATAAATACCACTTTTAGCTTTCTCCAAATCCTCGTCAGAAACTAAACCCAATTCATGTCCTTTAACAATAATACAACACGCCTCATCAAAACTTAGTTTACTATCCTGTTCCAAAATTTCAATATTAAACCCCTTATCCATCATATATCTTTTTCCATCACATGAAATATCAAAAATATGATCGCTTTCACCTTTTTCAATTTCATCTGTTTCAGATTCATAGTCATAATCAACAAAAGGTTCTTCGTATTCACCCTTCATTATTGAAAGAAATGTGTTGCTATTTTTTGGAAACGGAGTAATAGCAATGCCCGTTATTAATGCCTTTTTTATTCGTTTTGGGTTAATGTCATCTCTCTCTAATGCCGTCCCTTCAATACTCCATGCAAGTTTTCTCTTTGACCCGGATTTCTCAAGAACCTCAGCAAGCTCATAAATCTGTTGCGCCTTTTTTGAATGAGACCACAATTTACCTTCAATATAAAAATCTTTTCCTTTATTTACCACAACAGCCTTTGTTGGTTCTCCAACCAAAGCCGTTGGATCATGTTTTGCCTGGTGATTATAATTCAGATAACCGTAATCCAGTAATTTATCAAACTGAAACCCGGAAGGCTCAAGAGTTTCTCCGTCAGAATCTTTTGTCATACTGGACGCAACACCCTTAACCATCATTACGTCTTCTCCGGTTTTCGGGTCTTTCCCTTTTTCAAATCCTGAAATAGGTATTGTAAAATTAAATTTATCTTCTTTAGTCTTTGCTTCCATCTTCTTCTTTGTTTTCGATTTTATCCAATATGACTGAAAGATTCATGATTAAATCCAAATCGTCCATTCCTTTCTTTGTTGAAAATACATAGTTACTATGTTCATCTTCAACAAGCACAATTTCATAAGGTTCTTTAACCTCACACATATAATAATATATAATTACTTCATCGCTTTCATAAATGTAAACTAAGTTACATTTTTCAACCTCCAGTCCGGTTTCTTCAATCAACTCTCTTTTTGCAGCATCTTCCGGTTTTTCTTTTGCATCAATATGTCCTCCGGGCAAACACCACTTGTCTGGCTCAAAATCTGATTTCTTTGTTCTCTTTAATAAAAGAGTTCTTCCTTTGCTGTCTTTTACTATACAGTCCGCAAACTTAGTTTTCTTTTCTGTTTTTGCTTTTTCAATTAAATCATAATCAAAATCAATTATATAAATGTCTTCCTCATCTTCTCCTTTACTTAACCCCGATTCAGAAAAAGCAATAGCCAAAGCCTGTTCCCTGTCTGTCACTACCTCGCCACTACCTGAGTGAAGGGTTCCCCTTTTAAACTCCCCCATCACAGTTTCAAATTTTTCCTTTCCCTTCTTCTCCTTTTTTATTGAAACAGATTCAGGTTTCTTACTTTCTTTCTTTTCAGAAGCCTTTTGTAATGAATCCTTAATTCTTTTTATTATCCTATCCCTTTCAACTTCATTTTCAAACTCTTCTTCCAATGCCTTTAAAATATGATCTGCTTCCTTTCTTTCTCTTTCATCTTTCAAATCATCATATTCAAGATTTTCATTGTGTGATTCCTGATTATTTAATAACTGTTCCCAAACATAAATACCTGTTTTTCCCTTTATAAGAACTTGCCCGTAATACTTTCCTCTTGGTGTATTTGGAAAATATTTTGAAGAAGCAGAAACTCTTTTTTGTGCTTCAGTCATCCTTTGTTCATCAACCATCCCTTTTTCAAAAGCATCCAAAATAGTAAAATAAGCATCCTTTATATTGTTCTCTTTTTTATACTGTTCAATAGCTTCTTTTAAATCGGGGTTTCTTTTTAAAAGATTTTCCTGAGCAAACTTAGCTTTCTCAATCGAATCCTTAACCTTACTTATATTATCAATATATTTTGAAAAGTAAGTTTCATATTTCTTTTGAAGAATAACCTCTGTTTGAAATGTATCCGGATTTCCGGCTTTTTCAAACAACTCAATTTTTTTATTATAATCCCTTGAAACAATATCATGCTCCTTTATTAATTGAAAAAGATCATTCCTTCCCTTTTCAATCACTTTTTCAAATTCTTCATATTGAGTAACTTTGTCCTCAATAGATGAACCCTTAAATATTGATAAAATAGTTTCCCTTAAACCCATAATTAAAACCCTAATGCACAAATCTGTTGAGGTGTTAAATTGTATTTTTTATTATCAGAAAGATTTCTCTCTAATGACTCAATTTTAATTAATTCAACAATACAGTCAATTAATTGCCTTATTTTATCATTATAGTCTCTGTGAACCTTTGATTGTTCTTCTGTTACTGTTACTTTTTCAACCACCTGTTTGTTTTCATCATATTCAGGAATTACATAAGATATTCTCTTTTCTTGCGAAAAACAGGTCATTTCCCAATCAAACTCTTTCGGCTCATAACCAAGTTTTTCAATAACTTTACTTTTTAATCCTCTATAACTCCAGTCACCTACACCCCTGTTTGGTGTAAATGAAGTTTTTGAAAGTAAGTCTGTTAAATCAGATTGATAAATTGACTTTTGAGAATCTTCCCTTCCTTTTAATACAGAAAGTTTTTCCTTTACTTCCTTCCCCATTTTTTCAATCTTAAAATCTTTATCATAATCAAAAGCGTTCATCGTTTCCCCTTTTTCAAGAGTATTTGTTTCACCCTTAATCACATTGATAACTCTTTTATTCCCTAATAAATCAACTATTTCTCTTTTTTCCATGATAAATGTATTTTATTGTTTCAAAAACTCATTCATTTTGTGACAAAATTAAATATCAGATCAAGCCATAAAAATATACAGAATATCCCGGCAACGATCTTGACTGTCCAGTGAACCTTATAAATCAACCTATCAATATCGCTTGTCTTGCCCCTATATGACCATTTTTCCTGCAACAATTGATTAATCCGACCGTCAAACCAATGCCAGTACGTTATTCCGAAAATCAGAAATATCTCTGCTGCCTGTATCCAGTTGTCGATATGAACTCGATAGGCAAACATGACGATAATAAAATAGGTGATAACACGGAGCAAAAACTGAAAACGATGCCATATCTTGCTAATATCAGAATGATTGTCGGGATTAATCTTACCGTATTGGATTATCCAGAAATTAAGATGTGCTGCAATCTCAGGTATAATCAGGCTGATAGTCAGAATTGATATGTAGTTCCAGATTGTCATTTATTTAGCCAATCTTTTATTATCGCTATTATTCCGTAAAAAAATCCTGTTACCGCAACTACACATAGAATCAGCAGACCGATTCCCCACCAGGGGGAATGTAGCAATCCGAATGCCGAGTCGAAAATAATTAATCCGGCACAGACAACTACAAGAAATATAGGTATCAAATGCTTCATTCTTCAAACAGTTCTTTGATCAGATTATACTTAATCTGTTTCGCCCGCAACGCCTCTAAACGCTGAATAGACATTATACTGTCCTGTACGTTCATTTCTAAATCCATCTGCATATTTCCAATAACTCGATTAACATAAGCAGAATCCATTGCCGGAGCGTTTACTTCCTCTGTAACGGTTACAGAACCCTTGCCAAATGTGGAAACCGTCTTATAGACAGTATCATTGTTTGCAAGTATAATCGGGGTTGTCGTAACCGTCTGACACCAAGCAGACAAAACAAATAATGAACAGATAATTGTTAGTAATGTTTTCATATTTCATTTAATTTAAGGTGTTGAAAATAAGTTGATTTGTATAAATAATCAGGACTCCCTGAGCCTTCATAAGCAATATCCTCGAACCATCCCCGCACTCGGTAATATAGTTCAATAGTTGCCTCGCCACAATTGAATGCCTTATCAGCACTTGCCCCGTTTCGACCTATCCAGATATAGTCTTTTTTAATTTTAAATCCCTTTCCTCTGAGCCAGTTTATAGCTTTTATGCTCAAGCATCTTATGACCTGATGAAAAGCAAGGTTTTCGTAATCGTAACGATATTGAGTTAAATTCAGACATTCTTTTATTGCCATCCTTTTTTCCTCAATTGAGAACGAGAGGGATGGCCTAAGCACTATAATATCAGTATATAACCGATTGTACGTCTCCCATTCAATGAATTGTCCGCCGAATTTGTCGAACTCAAAGACATATAAAACATTGTTTATCTTAACGATAAAACCTGAATGGGAATATTCACAATCAGTAAACCAGTCTATCGTATTTGATAGTTTGGTTTCAGTAGACCGTAATATGCAGCAGCCTGTACTTATCATAAGTAATAATTTCCATCTTGTAAAATAGACAATAACAGAATAATTGCCTCTTGCATTGTTCCGGTATGCGGAATAAAGCCAGTTTCAGAAAGACCATCATTCGCAAATGCAGTATTTTCAGAGCTTTGTATATAATCAAAGATAGCATCGAAACCATCTTCATCAAATGATTCAATCCCTTCATTAATGTAAGCCTCTTTCAGTGCTTTAACCTTCACAGCGGAATTGAGATTCTTATAATCGTCTAAATCGAAATTAGTTCCCTTTGTTATTTGCCGCAAATCTTGTGCTATTGCCTTTGCGTCCAATTTCGCAAAGCGATTAAAAACAATAATTAATGCCCTGTCGAATCTTTGTTCACGTGATTTCTTTGAGTTGATATGATATTTAACGCCATAATTGTCAATCTCATCCTGATTATAAACAGTTATCTGCAACTCAGCCGGAACGACAAATCTTCTTGCACATATCTGTTTTTCTTTCAATGTCAGATTATTTGTCCAATTTGTCATTGCAGTTGATTTATCTCCTGCTGACATTGTATCCCATAATTTCAGATTATAGCCTATTTTTGCAAATGCCAAAGCAGCTATTTTGGAGCGGACATATTTATAATCCCGCTTTGTTTTAACACCATTTTCTGCCCATAATTCAATCGTTGTCAAAGACGATTCTTCGATAGATTCGCTTTCTGGTACATAAGTTTCGATAATACCACTATCATTTATAGACAATTCCTTATTACAACCAGAGTTATCTTTAATTATTATCGTTTCAAAGATAAGATTTGAAACCGTATCGCCTTCTTTGATATTTTTCGGATTATATACCATAATAATTTAAAAGATATACCATTTATTTTTTGAAAAAATATATTGCAGAATATAACTATCATTTAATGCGAGGGTGACAGTTGCTGCACCATCAATTGTATCCGCTCCATCTGCCACTATTCTGACAGTATTATCAGCATTAATGCACTTTATATAATAAACAGTTTCGTTGTATATTGTTCCTGTCGGCAATGTAATATCAACTGCTCCACTTGTTCCATCTGCATAAACAAAATTATTTGCATGATTCAATACTTGTGTTGTTGTATAAATATTGTTTTTTGCCTTTTCTCCGCCGTTGATTTTCAGATAATCAGCAGAAAAATCACCATAAATCAAAGGAGTCGCCGTATTTGAATTATCAATATACAATTTATTCGAGCCTGTTTCACTATATCCTGCCTGATAACCGATAAAAACATTACTTGCCCCTGTCTGATTAGAAAAACCTGCATCGCGACCGAAATAACAATTATAATTTCCTGTCGTCAGGGAATTCCCCGCATTAAATCCGACCGCCGAATTAGCCTCACCATTATTAATATTATAAAAAACCTGATAACCGATTCCAGTATTATATTGAGCCGTGCGCACAAGATAGGCACCCTTATATCCTATTATAGTATTTCTTGTACAGGAATTACCTGAAACGCCATACATTGCACTACTTCCAATTGCCACATTAAATAAGCCTGCCTGATTATATACTAATGAATTACTACCGATTGCCACATTTTCATATCCGGTCGTTACGTAATTCATTGCCGATCGACCAAAGGCCATGTTATTATTTGCTGTTGTACCCGCATATCCTGCATAATTACCAATGTAAACATTATAGTATCCAGTATTGTTATTTGCTCCGGCATCATAGCCTATAAATACATTGTCCGTTCCTGTTGTGGTATTATAACCTGCATAATTACCGAGAGCAGTATTGAAATTACCGGTTGCAGTACCGACAGCACCACGTAAAGCCACATAACCAATACCAATATTATTATTCACATTTCGATAGCGTCCTGCACCAATGCCAATGAATAAATTATCAGTTGAATCGCAATACTGGCCAGCAAGCGAGCCGATGAATGTATTGCGCTGACCTGTATTTAATGAATAACCTGCACTATCACCAATAAGTGTGTTATTTTTCTTATAGAAAGTATTATTACCTGAATTGCCTATACACAAGGACGTTTCAGAGCCGGAAGGTATCCTAATAAGATTGACATTATTCTGCTTGTATGCTTTCTTAGAAGTTATATTTATATTACCATAAATATCATCCCCACTTGTACTGACACGACCCGTATCAAGTGTCGCTAATTTTATCAATCCAGAATTTATATCTTGGAAAACAAGATCATTTGTAGCAACACTTTTAAATATCTCAGTATTATTATCTGTAAATTTCAAATGTTCCTCAATCATTGCAGAACTTTGTATGTATGTTATTCCTGCACCACTGGCATCAAGGAAGATGGAATCACCAGAAACAGGAGCAAGTTCTATATCTCCAACATTCTCTGTACTTAAAACAAGTGGAACACTTGAAGCCCGTATTTGTCCACCAGTTAATCTAAAATCACCAGTCCATACTGGCTGACCTGTGATTGTATCTGCATCAATATCCAGTTTTGAACAGGCATGTATAACAGATGCAGAAATTGTATCATGGCAATTCTTTAAACTATCAGCAAAATCTGCTCTGTATAGCCATAATCCAGAGGTATCAATTGGCTCATTAGGCCATCTTGTAATGCTAAATTTACCAGTAGTTTGGTCTTTTACAAGTATTTTATATGTAGTTGTATCATATATATAATCAAATGGTCTACGAGCATAAATAAAACCATTAATAAAATTAATATATTTATTTGTTGTGGATGTAGAGTCAAATGTAAAAGACATTTTCTTATTTCCATATAAATAATTATTAGAATAAGACATAATGCCAACAGGTCTTATATATAAAGAATCAGTACCAGCAACCATCTTAATAGTAGATCCACCATGACTTGCACGATTTAATATATTCAACATTGTTTCATTATAACTCTGTGCTTTATCAAGAGTTAAATCACTCCAAATAATATCTCCTCCTGTTGTGTTTACTTTTCCAGTATCTGCAATCTGTACATAGGATTTACTCGCATAATCAGAACTATCCGACACCCATACAGGATCGGTCTCTGTATATGTCGCAGGTAGCCATTTGCCCATAGTATCATAAGGTGTGATGTAGTTTCCGGTACTGTCAGAAAAACGAACAAAATACATATCTGTCCATGTTCGGGTAGCATTGTCAGTACTATCTGCCTTCTCTGCAACAGTAATGTATAATGTATCAATATTATACTTTGTTGCAATCTTTAAAATTGTATCAGTCCAATTAAGATAATATCCAGGAGGCTGATGACCAAGACTATCAGCATTTTCAGCAGAAATACTACCTATATCAATATCACTAAAATCAAATAAAATACTGTCTCCTTTGAACACATATTTCCCTGTCCTAAGAAAATATTGCTGCATTGAATCATTTCCCATTATCCATATATCAGAAAGGGTATCAACATAATGAGTTTGATTGCCAACTTCCCCTTGTGCTTTTACAAATTGAAATGAAATGAGTAAAAACAAAAACAAAAGCAACTTTTTCATAATCAAGATTTTATGAATAACTATACCCAACAACTACAACCTTTACATTATTTCTATCAGTTGGATATTTAACAATTATCTTATTTTTAATATCAGCCGGGTCTTTCCACCAATCAGGGGTGAACTCTTTTTCCTGAACTGTATCCAAATCTTTATCATAATAAAACCTAACAGAAGAAAGATTGTCAACACCAAGTCCATGTTCAACTGTTAATTCAGTATTTGCAACTAAATTAACTTCTATATCGCCAGAAGGTATCTCTAATACAAGCCCACCACTTGACGTTTCATCTTCAAATAAATTTAACAAACCCCAAATCATGTTTCTATTATTTTAATGGTAAAAGACTTTATTTTCTTTGTTGTTAAATCCCAAACCATATCCGATTGCATTACCCTTGTGCCAACACAAACACCACCAGTAATATTTGAATTTTGATAAAAATCCATCCTGGTTGGTTTATTATTTGCATCACTGGTGACAACATTAAACCCATCCCAGGGTAACGGAAATGGTATCTCAAAAACCTTTGAAATAGGGTACTTTGTTATTCTTGAATTTGCATCCATAATGTAATATTTTTTATAAAGATAACAAAAAATTAATCACTCTCAAACTTACTCTTTTCAGGAAATAATTTTTCAATGACTTCCTTTAAATTATGAGTCAACCCTCTATTATTAAAATTCAAATATAATTTTCCACTAATCAATTCCATTAATTTATTAACTGAATACCCATTGTGTTGATGAAATTTAATAAGTCTGTTACCTATATAATTATGTTTTGTTATCACAATAGTATTATAATAAAGTGAATTTACAATATACTTTTTGTTCTCCCAATCATATTGATTCATTACTAACTTATAATCCTTTTTACAAATCAACTCAGGGATATGTATATCATATTTATAAGTAGTTAATCTTCTTTTTCTTAATTCATCAAAAGTATTCCTGCATCTTTCTAAATAATCATCTTTTAAATTTTGATAATTTTCATCTAATTCAAACCAGTCATCTTCAAAATATGGAGTAACTAATTCTTCACCTTCCAAATTTCCTAAAAGAATGTGGTCATCTGAACACCTCAATATAAATTGAGAAATTTCAAGTCTTTCACAACCCTTTATTATCCTACAAATCATGCTTGCAGCTTTGTTGTTCACATAAGAGTCCCTTGATTCTATAAAAATTGCTTCATCACTTAACCAATCCGGCTTAACTCCAATAACATAAATATTTCCAAGTTGAGGAAAATAACTAACCAGACTTCTTATTGAATACCTTATTTCCCAATTATCACCAAATTTACTTGCCCCACCTAAAGGATATATTACGTCAATTTTTTGCATCAAAACCCTTCTTTTCAATATAACTTTCCAAAATATTTAATAAAACTAAATACTCACTGTCAAAATAAACACTTAATTGTTCCCACTCGTTTGATTCCTTCAATTGTTTATATAACTTAATTCTTTTTTCACTAACACCCCACCCTATCTCTCCATCAATAAACCTGTTTGGAGAAAAATGAATACCAAAAACAGGTCTGTAATCAAATGTTATATGTGAATATTTCTTACTCTCATTAAAATATACAGGCAAACCGTGTTTTTCCTCCACTATTTTAAACAATAACTGTTCATCTGAATCAATACACCTACCAGAATTAATAATTGAAATAATTGAATCTAAATACTCTTTTGAAACACGTTCATAATAATCTTTTGTGTGAACAAAATGAAGTCCGGTCAATCTGTCTGAGTTTTTTCTAACTATATTTGAATAACATTTTCCTATACACATTGAGTGTTCTGACAATAATTCTGAAATATTTTGTTCAAGAACAAGTATATCAATATCACCTATATATGTGTATTCTAATTTTTGTACCGGAGTTTCAACAAACCGTATAGCATTTGGATTAAAAAATTTTTTTCTTCCCCACTTTTCAAGTTGCTGATTATACCTTCTTATTAAAAACCTTCCCGAATAAAACCTTTCTAAAATCTCTTTTATATTATAAAAATAACCCGGTTCATCTGTCATTATTTCAACAAAAGAATCCGAGTTACTCCATAAAACAGAAACCATATAAGGTAAAACAAACTGTTTGTATTTACCAGTTGCAACTGTAAAAAAATTAGTATTTAAAGATTCTCCCACCATTTCTTTTTTAAATAAACCGGATTAATCCAAACAGAATCACTCTGAGGCCAGATTATTTTTAGTTCAATCATTGTGAACCCATTATTTATTAAAAATCTTTCACAATCACTATATAGTTTCTGTCCCTTCCATATCTCCTTATGCTCACACTCAATATGAATTATCTTTACATTCCTTAATTTATTTCCAAACCCAGACAATACCTCATAAGACACCCCCTCAACGTCAATTTTAAGAACATCTATTTCACTTGTTAATTCATTAAATACCGAATCAAATCTTTTCTTTTCAACTATTGTAATATCATATTCTCTATTATCATTTCTACTTAATAAAGAGGACACCCCTTGATTCTGTTTTATATCAGTTCTTATTGCATGAAATGGAACACCATCTTCATCTTTATCTCCAATGGCATAATCAAAAACATTTATTTCAGAATATTTTTTCTTAATATTTTTATTGTAAACAGGATGAGGCTCAAAAACAAAAACATTCTTTCTGTCTATACTGAAAAATTCACAAAGAAAAACAGCGTCATTACCATTCAATGAACCAATCTCAAATATATTGTTTGGAACAATAGTTGTACAAGATTCAATAATTCTTGCAAACTCATTCATATTAATCTGTATAAAACTAAAATTTTCCACCAAATTGATTCTTATTGTGATCATTCTTTATAAAATAATTAGAAAATATATCATTTGCATCTAAACAATTAAATACAACACCTAATTCATTTGCAAATAACCAAGATATATACGGTAAACTTATCTGGTCTCTCCTACTCCACTTTTCAACCTCTCTCCACCACAAATCAAAAAATAGCTTTTCATTTGAAGTGAGTTTTGGTCTTACAATCACACCAGTTTGAAACAACCCCCACTTTTTAGGAAATTTTTTATCTATATAATCACAAACCTGATCTATTATTATTTCTGGACTATCCTTTTTTAATTTAATACAAGCATCACCCTCGTCATATAAACAATTCCTTTCCGGGTGTTTCATTAAAGAAATTGTTTCCAATCCAAAACATTTTTCCTTGATAAATTGGTCAAGATCGCAATTTATCTGTATGTTTCCATCAACCCAAACAGATAGATCGTACTTACTTACATATAAATAACTAAGTATCTTTATCTTTCTGGCTAACTTAACTTGATGAATTGACTTATTAGTTATTCTTATTATATTCCAAAAATCTGATTTTAATTTTTCATTATCTGTAAAACAAAGATAGTTCCATCCATCAGTGATAATTTTTGGAGTGAGTAAATTATCATAATCGCCGGTTATAACTGTATAGACTGCTTTAGTCATTCAATTTTTCACGGTTAAATATTCTCCACTTAACTACATAACCTTCATCAATAAATTTCTTTACTTTGTCCCTTAGTTCCTTTTGTTTTGTACCCTGAATAGTGCTATCATTTAACCTTTTCTCAGCAACCAAAACACAAGCATCAGTATCTGTATGTTTATTCCCTCCATGAGCAAGAACGTATTCAAAAGAAATCCCATCTCTTTCAAGTATAAATACATCAACTCCATTTCTTTTTTCAATTCTTGTATAAATAACAACAACTGTATCTTTTAGTAAAGGAGAATACCTAATACCAACACTATAACCTTCACTATTTGCCGGAATAGCCGTTATTTTTGGTATTTTTATTCCCTTAGCCCTTACAACATCTTCCAGTGTTTCGCAAAAATATTCATTAGAAATATAAATCTTTCCTAATGTTGTCTTTGTTGTTTCGTCTGTTCCAAAAGTATCACGATAGTGATCTATATATATCGCCAACCCAGCGACAATCTTTGTTTGTTCTATTGCAACCCTTTCTCCCTCAGTCATAATAAATGTAGTTTTTGTACTTGCGGATTTATACTACCTAATCTATATAAATGAAAAACATAAACCCCTTTCATTAACAATATTTTCTTACCTGCATTAAGTAATTTCCTGCTCATTAATGTATCAACCCCTAATATTCCTACATTTTCTTCAAATTTAAACCCTTCATCCCATGTTTTTTTTTGCATTATCATTAAATGACCTGAAATCGGCTTGGTAATCTCCTTTACTTCACTGTAATAATCATTTTGAAGAGTCCTTGCAATAATGTGATGCTGAAACATATCTGTATTCTCGGAAATTTCACCAGAATAACATTGAGAAAGTTCCCCAACTCTATTAGTCAAACAAGTAAACATCCCTGTATCTGGATGTGACTGTATAATGCTATTTATTTGGGCTCCATAACAAGGTACAAGAAAACAAACGTCCCCGTCCATCAAACAAACCCAATCTTCGGGGTCTTGGACAAGGGACATCTCATAATTATATGCCTTACCTATATCTTTTTCTAAAGAATAGCAAGACCTGTATAAAACCTTCACAACTTAATTAACTTGACGCCGGAAAATCAATAAGTGTGGTAACTGAGTCACCAGTAGAAATATAGGACAGTTTCAGTCCGTTATTAGTTGCAAAGGTTTTAAATTCAGCAAGGGTATAAACCAACTCTCTAAAATTAAATCCTGCAATAACTTCAGCATCATCCAATCCCTCAATAAACATAACGGTAAACTTATCGTCACCCGTTACATCCAAAAGGTTAGTTTTGTAAATGACCTTTACAGTTCCTGCTTCATTTTCAAATATCAGGTCTTTTTCAAATTTTTCTGCCATGACAAATAATGTTTTAAATTCTTTATAAAGATAATAAAATTTTACCTAAAAATAAAAAAAAGGCTGTCATTACAACAGCCCCTTAAGAACAAACCAATATATGAAACCATGAAAGACTAATTAAACCCTGTGTAATAAAATTCATGCAAAAGTTTCATGCGAAAAGAAAACGGTTCTTCATAAGACCTCTTTTCTTCTTCAGTAAAATCATCAAAAATAACAGCTTCTAAAACTGCCTTTTGAGATATAGTGTTTCTATATTCCAAAATATTTTCTTCCATAATCTACTCCTCCACCGATTCATATTCAACAAGTATTTCAAAAATATTCTCATTTGAAAGTTTTCCGTCAATGAGCTTACAACAAAACTCATACAACTCTCCCTTTTCTTTCTTTACCTTAAAACCCTCACCTTCAACCAACTTTCTGAGATTTTTAAAAGCCGTAATGCTGTTAAACTCTTTCTTTGATTTTTTTATGTCTTTCATAGTGACCTTTACCGGATCGCTTTCTTTCCCCTTTTCTTCTTCCGATTCAATCACTTTTTCTAAGATTTTACCTTCTTTCTTTTCTTCTTTTGTCTCAACCCCTTTTTCCTGAATAGCTGTTCGCAAGGTTTCAGTTGCTTTTTCAAAGCTACCCTCTTCCTTCAAAATCTGTATTGCAAGGGTTGATTTGATTGTTTCGTCTCTTATCCAGTTTTTCATTTCTGAAGGTGATCCGGACAAAAGTTTAAGATTATTGATATACACAACAGATTTGCCAGTTTTCTTTGAAATATCTGATGCTGACATTCCGTAATTCATAAGTCGGCTAATAGCCTCGCTTTCTTCCAGCGGATTCAGCTTCTTTCCATCGTTAAAAATAAGCATATCCAGTACCCGACTTTCTTCTGAAGCCTTCTGGTCTTCGATTATAACCGGAACAAGAAGGTTAATTCCGGATTCATTCAATAACCGGCAACCCCTCAACCTTCTTTCTCCGTCAATGAGATTAAAACGGTCGCCGTTCCGGTATACCCTGAGAAGGCCCTTTACTCCATTTTCACGAATACTTTCAGCAAGTTCTTCAACGTCCGAAAAATCCGTTCTGACATTGAACCCCTCTACAATGTCAATCAGCCTACTGTCAACCTTGTAATAAGTGTTCTTTTTTGATTCAATCATGGTTTCTGTTTTCATAATAAATTAAGTTTAAATTAATAAAAATATATATAAATAAGTTATTTTCATTGCTTAATTTAAGCGATATTCGTTGTGCCATGTATCTGCATTATAGCCTTATATTCTTCTTCAGTCCATTCATGTTCTACTTTTGAAGTCCCTGATAATTTTTCACTGACAGCATCGTAAAATATGCTGAAAGTGTTTGCATTTAGTTCAATCCCGTAATTTTCTAACGACTTAAAAACACCATTTAACAATCCAGTCGTTAAAGCATATTTTACTTTATGAACATGTACATCTAATTGTTTTCTACAAACATTCATAATAGCACTTACATTCTCTTTTGTAGGCTCTTCCATGATTTTAATATTTTTTACATTTTCGTCTTTGATTTTCTCAAATTCAGCCTTGTCCTTTTTTGTCCTTCTCCGCATCAGACAAGTCTACGGAGATCGGCGAAATGAATGCCACCTTTGAGTTTTGAGGCTCAAATATTTCCCATTCGCCTGAATATTCCATCCCGACAGTCAGGGTGGTTTTTTTTGAAAAAAAGACTATTTTCCCGAACCGACTATCGGTACGGAATATTCCGTTTTCTATTCTTCCGGCAGGATTGGAAGAATATTTAATTGTAGCCTGGACTCTCACGTTTCATTTTTATTAACAATTATTCAGTTATATAATAAATTTGATATTTTTCAAATCTTCAAAATCAACTTCAAAATCATCATCGAGTTCATCTCTTTTTTCTGATAACTGTTGAATAAATTTATCAATGGAAGATTTTTGATAGTTTGTTTCAGAAATTTTATTATCATCTGTCTCCTGGAAATCATATAATTGCATGTTCGGACATTTAATAACGTTCAACCTCGCTAAGTACCTTCCCTTTTCTAAACCCTATCTTCTTCGGATAAGTTGGGCTATCAGTCCATTCGTACAAATCAGAAACATCAACCTCAATTGACACATATTTATCACCTCTTCCATTTCTGAACGTGTCACACCATAAAGGCTTAGAACAGGCATGGAATTTCCCGGCGCCACATTCGTCTTTGAATGGTTTCCAGTCAGGATGCTCAACGGTGGTTCCCGGAAGCCACAGCGTCTCATTCTTTGTATTTTCTTGTGTCTTGAAATCAAATGAAACTTTCTTATATAAGATCACCTTGCCATTCTCTACTTTTACGTTAAATCGTTTAAGATAAGGTGTTCTAATTTTTTTTATCTCAGAACCCAAATACACATCACCGCCGTTATTGAAAGTAGTGCCTTCAGGTAGTGGATGTGAGTTGTAAGAACTCAAATATACATCACAGCCGTTATTGAAAACGATGTCTTTAGGTAGCGGGTGTGAGTTGTAAGAACTCAAATATACATCACAGCCGTTATTGAAAACGATGTCTTTAGGTAGCGGGTGTGAGTTGTAAGAATTTAAATACACATCACCGCCGTTATTGAAAACGATGCCTTCAGGTAGCGGGTGTGAGTTGTAAGAATTTAAATACACATCACCGCCGTTGTTGAAAACGATGCCTTCAGGTAGCGGGTGTGAGTTGTAAGAATTTAAATACACATCACCGCCGTTATTGAAAACGATGCCTTCAGGTAGCGGGTGTGAGTTGTAAGAACTCAA